AAACACTTTATTGTTTAATTTTACTTTTTTAAGCTTAATATTTCTACTATGATTTATAAAATTATTAAACTTCTCGAGATGTTCTTTATCTTTTTCAGCTAAAGACATTTCAAAACAATTATCTCTTTTACTTACATTTCCATCTGCAAATAAAAAACCTAACCAATAAGCTTTCTCTTCTGTATCTATTGTATCAAATATATGTTCATTAATTTTTATCAAATTTTGACGATTCACTACTTCATATCCAGCTTTTTTAATTGCTCTAGAAATAGCCATTGCGTCTTTTTTATATTTTTTTGCTAAAAATTGAACACTACATTTAGTATCTATATATTCTTTTACTATATCTTCCATATCTATTAGTTTAATTTTCTAATAGAACGGGAAAAGATATAATAAGTTATAAAAATTGTTAACGAATTACACTATTACCTGTACCCTTAGTACCAGCTAGCATTACACCAGTAGTATTTGTATTTGCTTTATTAAAATAGGTTATGATACGCTTCTTAAATATATCATCTGTTTTAGTAGAATAGACTTTCTTTGGTAGATTTAATTCACCGTTCTCCTTAAATATAGGTGAATCTTCCCATCTATTCCAACTCAGATCATATACTTTACCAGGTATCAAATCATAATCGGCACCTTTAGGTTTTGCAATTATCTGTTCTCCTATTTTAATAAATTCGTTCTTTGCCATAATCTGAAAATTTAAGATTTTAATTTGTTGATTAATTCATCAACTTGTTTTTTATTCTTTACTAAATAAAATTTAGTATCTGGTTCATTCAAGCTTAAATAATACTTGAATAGTTTTTCTCTATTTGCCCAAGAATCTGTAGCAAATCCTTTACATTCTATAACAAAACTATTTCCTACAAAGTCTGGTAAATAAGTAATAGCTCTAACTGTAGAGTTATTATATATAAACTTAGGAAGTAAAGTATATCTATGCTGTTCATATTCAGCTGATATACCTGCTTCCTTTAGTTTCTAATATGTATAAGCTTCTAACTTAGATCGAAATACTATTCCGTCTATTTCTTGTTTAGTAGCATTACGCACTTTCTTGTTTAAGACTTGTTTTAGCATAATTAATATAATGTTGCATACTATCACTAGTTACTTTAAACGTTTCAATTCTTTCAGAGAAATTACCATTTTCATCCGTAAATCCTACTGAATGTAAGAAAGAATAATCTTTATTATGTTTAAAAGCTTTAAACATTTCTTTAATTGAATTTACTATAAACTTACGTTTTTTATTCCATTCAGTAAATTCTCCATGCAACAATACACTTACTAATTTGATTGGAATCAATAATAACTTTCCAAGTATTAGAGCTAAATCAAAAGGTAATGCTATTACTTTACCTATAGTTTTTAATAGTTTCATTTAACCAATTTTTTATTTCTTCAAAGCTATTTGCTTTAACAGCATCAGATACATCTTTAGCTTTGAATTTTTTGTTAATAAACATTGCTTCTAAGCCTGTTTCTCGGCTTAATTTGCGACTTCTTTTTACTCCAGAAGTATCTCTATCAAAAAGTATTATAATACGCTTAAAACGCGTCTTAAGTTGCTCTAATACATCTTTAGGTAGAAATGTACTCTCTGAAGATGGAGAAACTGCTGGATAACCCATTTCATGCAAACACATAACATCTTTCATGGACTTTGTGATAAATAATATATCACCTTTCTGAGGCAACTGCTCATAGCCTTGGATATCATAGTCTGTAAGATTGTTTCTCCACTTAGTATATTTATCTGCTAATGGTCTATATATTTTAAAGTTATTATAGACCTTATATGCATACATTGGATTTTCTCGTTTATAAGTACCCTTTACTATTCCGTTACATAAATAATATTTAATACTATTTACATTAAATTTCTTTAGAGTATTTATAGAAATATTAAACTGTTTCCAGTAATTGATATCTACATCAGTAAATTCCTGACGTACTACACCAATTACTGTTTCAGTTGGCGGTATATATTGCTTAGAGCTAACGAGTTTAGTGTTGTTAGTAATGTTTAGATTATCTACTATATCAGATAATATATCATTATATTCTGTTTTACCAGTAAATAATGATACAAATTTAATTACATTACCACATTCACCTGTTCCATGATCTTTAAAAAGTAGTTGTTTAGTACGTTTACTATAGTAAATACCAAAGGATGGATTTTTATCCTTCCTAAATGGACTATTGTATATCATACCTACTTTAAATTGACCTATATATTTTGCATATATATCATATTCTGTTACTTTAGAAAGTATCCAATCTAGAGTAATGTTATCTGGGAGTTTTGCTCGCTTTCTACTATACATATGCAATCTGTTTTAGTTTGCTACTAGTCGTGGAATCGAACCACGCCTATCCAGAGATAGATTTTTATTTCTGCTGTGCAGGCTCACGCTTCCATAAATTATCTAATATCCTTAAATTGATAGTGCCATATAGGATTGTAACAGATCCTCCTAGTAGTTGAAACTATTCTTCTTTATCAAATAGTTTCGATATTCTTTTTATAGTTCGTTCTGCATCTTCATCAGTTAAAGCTTCACCTGTCTGAATGTAGATATCAGAAGTTGTTTCTTTCTTCATTGGTCTAACTGAATGTCCGTATCCCCAATTCATTTTAAATTTAGCATTCCAGAATTTAAACATCCAGTATCTAAAGAACCAAGGAGATATTGCTGTAAGTATTTGTCCTTTAATTAAAGGATCTTCAAACTTCTTAATTATAACTTCAACTCCAAGAAATCCTATAGGTTCTCCGTTAAAATAACCAGGATCTTCATTATCTGCATATGCAGATATTTGAACACGATATCCTTGGGATTCTAGCATATCTATTATTCTCATAGCAGTATATGCACGAATCATAAGATTTTCAGCTGAACACCAGCAATTCTCACATATAGAAATATGAAGTTTAACGAACTTACCAGTACCTATACCATGTGTAGGTATTCTTTTCTTTAGGCAAGGTAGACCTTCTATGTACCGATCAAAGTTCATATCATCTCCATCAGAATCATCGTACTTATATTTATGTTTACGACCTCCTAGATTTATATCCTTTTCTATTTTCTTTAGATTATCTAAACCTTTGGTATAACTATATTTAGAATTATGTATTTCTGCTGTAGATAATCCTCTAAAACCAGGGTCATCGTGATTTTCAATATTATCTATTTCAGCAGGATTACCTCCTTCAATATTGTCACATTCTCTGTAAAATTCATCTAATGAATTTATATTAATGTTTAAATTCAGTTTTTCATTACGCTGCCGTTTTAAATTTTGTTGTTACAGTAGAATTTAAAAAATCTTTACGTAGATGATTTATTTTAATGATTAAAAAAGAATAAGGGTAGCTTTTACACTACCCTTATTTATTAATAATGATCTACTTTATATTAAAATGGCAGATCATCTGTTTTATCTGTAAAAGCTTGTGTATTAGTAGTAGATGAAGTTGCACTAAACGGGTTATCGTTTTTTACTTCTTTATCTGCTACAACAGGCTTTGTAAACTGGTCAATATTTAGCATAGTAATAGAAGATGATTGACCTTCTGGCAATTCCATAGGCTCAATAAAAGTATACTTAGCATAATTAGGCAAAGTAGTATATCCTTTATCATTATATACTATTTTCGCTCTAAGTTTTTTACTCTTATCTACTTTGTTCAGCATATCAGTAATCCACTGAGCAAACTGTTCAAAGCTTTCACCATTAAAGTCAAGTTCTTCATCCTTATAGTAACAGTTAAGTATCTGCAACATACGAGAATACTGTTTATCCATTTTTGTTTGGAGTTGTTCTTCTGTAGTTACAAATCCACCAAGTGTAGGTTTCCACTCTGTATGAGTTAATGTTGCTCCATCTTTCTCAAAAACAATTTCTAAGAATTGATTACCATTAAGAGAAACCTCTGTTTTTACACTCTTCAATACTACATTTTCAATAATACCAGCTGGAATATACTTAATATCACTTTTGCTAATACTTGCTGCACGTTCTTTACTATATGTCATAATTTCAATATTTTTAAGTTTTTAAATCAGGCTGCGCACTCGTCTAAATAAATCTTATCCCAGTGAACATTAATATTATTATTTTCATCGCTTTCTGCGATAACTATCTTCTTACCTCGTAAGTGAGGAGCTCTAGCTTCTCTTACTGAGTTATCTCCACCTTCAAAAGATATAATAGTTTCATTCTTTTTGCGATAGACATAACCAACAGCATCTGCTTCTCCACATACTATATCACCCAGTTTTCCTACTAAATCTAGTGCCATTTCTGATAATTCTTCTCCTTCTTTATTAATCATTTTTTCTTTAGTATGACCAATAAGAATAAAATTATCACACAGATTACGAAACATATCTATTACTTTTCTAACTGCCATGCGAAGATACATATATCCACTACCATTTGGTAATGTACGTATATCATCTCCATTATAGGATTTACCCATTGGAGTTTGACGATATAATACCTTAGCATAACCTAGACACATTTCTTCTAATCTAGTAGCATTATCTATAGCAATATATTTGTAAGGTTTGTTACCAGTTTTAGCTGCTTCTTCACCAATTGCTCTAGATATATTACCTAAGTCTTCAATAGTACGAGCTTGAATAGAGAGAGCTTCTAGAAACTCTGAACCTCCCTCTAAGTCTACAATAAGACAGTTATCAAGCTTTGATAATAAAGTAGTTTTACCTGATTTAGGTCGACCAAACAAGATTAAGAATCTTGGATTGTTAACCTTTGGTTTGTTTTTCTCTTTTGGTAGTATTAACATATTAAAATAGGTTAATGCTTTACCTGTGAGATTCTGAAATTATCTGACAAAAACTGAAATTTTACACAATGTAAAGTTATTCGTTATTCATTGTTGAGAATATTGTTAACAGTAGTACTGTTACTAATATTAATAATAACATTTACTATATTATTTTTATCTGCTTTACGATAGTTATTCAAAAACAGACTAGGATTATCAATAGGAATGATTGTATAACCAATTTGAATAAACTTCTGGTAAATACGTACAGGTTGACCTATGTAAGTAAAATCGTAACCACGATCTTCTTCATAGTCTTCCATGATCTTAGCGTATTCTGCTAGTCGTTTCAATGCTAAATCAAATTCTGAAATAGCATCATATTGACGCAATTTAAATGCTCGATTTGCGAACGGACATGTAAGTGAATTATCATATGAACATGTCGGTCGATAATATTTTTTATTGAATGCAGAGAAATGTGCATTTCGATTGCATCCAAAACATAGCAAGTCTTCAGGACCTGCATATGATACACTGTATTCCGGATCTTCCGGAGTGTGAATTCCATACCATTTAGCAAACGGTAAGCGGTTTTTAACTTCGTTTAATATACGATTTTTCAAAGAACCCTGAGGGTCAATATTTTGTTTCGGAAGTTTAATTGTAAAACCTTTCATAATCAGCCTTTTTTAATTTGTTTAAATACTACTTTTTGTTCTTCAGCACTTGCAGTATTTGTTTCAATTAGATTGCCATATTGAAGTTCGTTTTCAAATTCTAATATACACGGTTCACCATCTCTTACTTTTAAGAAATGCATATAAACCTTATTTTTTACAGGTAGACGACGTACTCCATATATAGCTAGCAGTTGTATTAACGGTAAGCTCTTTATCTTACCCTCTACGTCTTTATTTATTCACGTAGCTTAGACTATTTCTTAATATAACTTAATATGTTCTTGGAGAAATTTGTTAATTCTTCTTCAGTTGCTTTATTTTTCATAATATTTGCTAATCTAGATATAATTGCAACATTTCCTTTAATATAACCTTTTGAATTATCAATTCTATCAATCGAATAAGTATATGATTTATCATGTAATATAAAAGGTTTATTTAAAATAGGACACAATGCGGGAATATTTATATCTTTAATTGTTATAGCGAATTCTATTCCTATTTTTTTAGCATGTTGTTTTGCATGTCGCAATAATATTACTTTAGTATGATAATCCATATCGTGTTTGAACTTATCTAAATGAATCATTATATCTTTAGCAACTTGATCTGTATATCTTCTCCGTCTATAAAAATGGTATAATCTACTTTCTTCACATCTACATTTTTTACAATCAGATCTTAAATTATTTTTTTCTGTTTTACTGTGATTCCATCTTTTTTCAAACTCTTCTACTGGTTTGTATTTACCACACTTACAACATTTAAAATAATATATACCATTTTCAAGTTTTATATCTCTATTTTTACCAATACTGTAGGTAAAATTATCTATAGTTAGTTCCATATTTAATTTATAATTTATATTTATATATGGAACGCTATAATTACATTTAAGTTATATTTCCCGCTTTCGTGGTAGAATTATTAGCATAGCTTTTAATAGCGTTAGCTTCACTACTAGTCGTTAGACACTATTATAATATTTCTATTATAACTTGGTACGGCGTTGGCTATATCTAGCTCGTTCACCGTTTAACGGAATTTAGACTGAACCTAACTTATCAATTCAGTATCTCTGGTCTGTGAACAGCAATAACAAAATCACTAGCTTGAAATATTGCATCAGATGCTGATAAATCACTTCTCATTGGGAAGTGAGTGCTTGGATTATTAATTCTATCAGGACTTTCAATATTACGATTCATCTGTGAAAGCTGTATTATACTAGTGTTAGAAAGCTTCTTCTTCTGTATAAACATTTTCTGTAAATCGACTATTGTACTTCTTTCTCCACCTTCTCCATTTACTAGAAGAACGTGGTCTAATACTACTATTAGCCAACGACCGTTAGCTACAGTATTATGAAAGTAATCTATAGTATTACCTATTTCTTCTACATTACACACTTTATCAACAAAGTATATATTGTATTTCTTAATGGTTTCAGCTGCCGATTCAGCTTTTAATAAGTCTTCATCGCTAAGTGTTTCCACTGAACTATACAATTCAGATACAGTTTTCTTAGTTTTATTACTTATTACACGACCAACGTTTCTGTAGTCTACCATCTCTAAACTAAAGTATAATACTACGATATCCTGATCAGGATTAAGATCAATTAAATCCATTACTAACATATTTGCAACTGAGCTCTTACCACTACCTGATATACCAGCTATAGTAAATATCATATTTGGTTCAATTCCGCCAGTAGCTTTATTGAATTTATCCCATCTAGTTTTTAATGATACTATACTATGATTTTTTCTAGCTTTAATGTAGTTTATGGATTTATTTGCTACCTGAGATATTGACTCAAAAGGTAGTATTTTAACGGCATTCTGTTCCGTATTCTCCATAATTTACAGGTGTTTCAGATTCATAACTCATTTGCTCTTCAATAACCTCCCACTCATGTTGAGTGAGCCATTTCCACATCGTCTTCATATAACCTATTTTACCAGTTATCATTTTGTTTTCAATTTCATATTGAAGACATTGAAGAAGGTGTTCGTGCATTGCTCTAGATTTACCTACAATACGATTATATTCTTTACGACATTTATTTATATTAGATCGTAAAAAACCTTTAGTACCATCTGGTCTTAAAACATACACTGGAAATACTTCATAGAACTCATCAAACCATGTCTTATCTTGTTTTGTACTTGATAATAGTTTTTCTGTAGGACTATAAATTTTATTATCTCCTGAAGTAGTAAAGGAGACAAGGTCATTGTCGATTAACTCTTGTATGTCGTTTTCACTTATTCGGCTGAGAAACTTGTGAACGTCTTGATTATTACTTTGATTATCATTCAACACAAGAGTTAAAAATACTAACTGATTAATTGATATTTCTCCAAAAATATCTAACAATGTTGTATCTAATTCTAGTATCATAATATATTACTTTATGAACTAACTTTTGATACAATCTGGAAATATTTGTTAAAACAACGTTAGTTGTCTTGGTTTTAATTCTTCAACGATCTTTAACGCTTCCTTTAAATAGTAGCGATAATTGATCTTTCTTTCTTCTATAGGTTTATTATCAAATTTGTTTAGTATAGTAACGCCAGATGCAGTGAGTAGATTAGTATAATTACTTCTTCTACCTTCTTCATCTTTAGTACACTTATACAAATAAGGACCATTAGTAGATGCATAGAATCTATTGATTCTTTGTATCAGTTCTCCATTATATTCTACAGAGAATTTCTTATCTACTTTCTGGTAAGTAAGGAACTTCTTAATATCTTTACAATTGTAAATAGTATCTTTTACAGGAATACCATCAACAAAATAATTTCTAATAGCTTCAGGAATAATCTTTGCAGACATCCCTTTACCAAGTAAAACCTTAGTAATAAACATACCTTTTTCTTTGATGTAATCGTCTTTAATCATATCTAAAGAAGTATAAGGTTTTTTCTTTTTGTTTAAAGCTTTCTTTGGTTCAGTTTCAAACAATTTCTTCATTGCTTGATAACCTTCTTTTACAGCTATATAATCATTAATAGCATACTGATACATAGCTTCAAAACGATCTTCCTCTAGAGTTAGTTTCGTTTGTTGTTCCCATTCCTTACATATACTTTGTAATTTTTCATACAGATTCTTCTTAAGAAGAACAAATAAACCATCTGTATTTGCCTGTACTATTCTACAGCCAATATCAGATAATCTTTCTGCTAACATAAGTAGTAGTAGCTGTCCGTTTATTCTAATTTGCATTACTGCAAATGGACTATAACAGAAATTATGTTCATTCTGTAGATTACCACTAAGACCATTTAATGCTAATTTAAGAGTTTTATCTTTAGTCTTAATACCATTATGTTTTGCTTCTATTCGTTCATCTTTAACTTGATTATAAACTTCTAGAAATTCAGGACCCAAATGCTTTGGATAGAATTTATACTCTATTATCATACTAGGATACAGAGATGCAACATCAATATCTATTAACATTTCATCCTCTCTAGGAATAATTATCTCAGGTTTGTTTTCAGAGTGAATACCACCAACCCCTACAGAATATTTTAATCCTCTAAATACGAATTTGTTTTCATATCCTTTTCTACCTGGTGATACTATCTGTTTTTTCATATCAGATAGTACATTACGAAGTATAGGATCTTTATATTCTATATAAGGCAATATTACTTTGTTTAGGTCTATAACATCTGCTGGGCTTCTCAAGTCTTTAATATCCCACCATGATAGACTAGTCTTTTCAAGATATTTCTGTGTTAGAATTTTCATTCCAATGTTTACTCCATCTTTACTTAGTACTCTTACTTTATATTCATCTTCGATAGCTATTCTTAATTCTATATCTTCAGAACACAGATTTAATAATTTTTCAGTAGAATTAACGTCATTCACATTATACTCAATCATCTCTTCTATTCTATCTTCTTCTAGAAACTTATTAAAGTCTCCATCAAATTCTAGAACATTAGGATATTGCATAGTTACTTGCATTTCCTTCAATCCAACACGCAATTTCTGTGAATATAACATAGTAAGTATATCAAATGAATCATACCATACTTGATATTTCCATTTTTTCCATGCTTCTATGTTGTCATCTGCTTGAGATGTAGTTATAGTTCTACTTAAGTTAAAAATACTATCACATATCCTTAGATATGGTTTATTTTTAAGTATATTATAATAATCTATTATATAATTAATAATAGGATTATCATAATGTAAATTATTATATCCTGCAAAGATTTTATTTGAATCAATTTGAGTTTCAGTAGTATAGAGATCTCCAAATTTTAATGGTATATTAACATTTGGTACACGAAAAAAATCAACTAATTCTGATAATTGATTTTTTCTGCTTGATATCTCAAACTTATGAAACTTTCCTGATTCAGTATTCTTTGCTGTGCAATGAAATACATTTGGGAAAACTTCAATATCATAGACATATACTGTTTTTCCTCTTATCTTCATAGCGTATAAATTTAGTGGAGTATATGGGAATCGAACCCATGATGCCGATTGGTTGCAGCACTATAAATAGTGTATTAGAGTCTCTCTAATATTCCTCCCTGTACCCTGCGCTTGCCTACTAGCTGAATACCCCATGAGGCAGGATTCTTTATAGACTATCCTGCTAAAAGTCTGTCGCTCTACGCTGCTTGCTTTATCTCTGGCAAATGTTTAGCAAAGCATTTCTTTTCTAAAGTTGCTCTATCTACTATTGTAATAGATTCATAGTTACTATATTTATCGGATAACTTTGTATTCAATTTAGTAACTACTTCAGTAAGTTGTTCAATAGGTAGATTAGAGTAGCTTGTCTTAAACTCTTTATCGTTTGTAGTAGCTATAACTACTTTATACGGTCTTTGTTCTAAATATTGTAGCTTTTTAGACATCTTGAACTCTGCAAGTTGTTTAGCTACTTTCTTAATTTTCTCTTCATGAGCGGCTTTATAAGCTTGTTGTTTAGCAATACGTTCTGCTTTATTGCTACCATATAGATTCTGTACCAGTTCTTTATGGTAACCAGAATAAGGACGTTCTTCTAATAACTGTTTTTTATCCTTTTTATCAGACATCTGTATAGGTTTCTTAGGAATACTAGCTATACCTTTTTTAGCTTCATGATACTCCTTTCGTGCATTAGTAGCTTCAGGAGTCCACTTATAAGTATATATTTCTCTACTTACTATCTTATCATGACGACGAGTAGTTACAAACTCCTTTGTCATAGGCTTAATATTTTCTGACAAAGATATCCCTTTACTACACATAGCTTTATAATCTGAGGACTTAGTTAATCCATAACGTTTCTGTAAGTTTTGCTGGTATTTAGCATTTTTCTTATTTCTAGTATCTTGATTCATAACAATTGATTTTAATAGTTAAAAACTAAAGGAAGCTAAATAGGTTAATATTTTAAGATTTCCCGTACGTACTCTCCCTATCGCTTCCTTGTTATATTTTAAGCAGCTAAGCACATTGGAGCAGCAGAATCATCAAATTCTGTTTCTTCATTGAACTTAGTAAGTTTCTCTTTTAATTTCAGAATCTCTAAATCGAGTTCTTTTATTCGTGCTTTAACCCAGTTTGAAGTTAAAACTTCAGTCTTATTCAGAGCTTTTTTACCTTTCTTAGACTTAAGAACAGGGTTCAAAGTTCGTATACGACTTAGATGTACTTTCATTTCTTGCAATTCACATAGCTTAAATACATCCAATTGATTACAATCAGCCGGTAAATCACTAAATTTCTTTATACCCATGTTGATACATAGTATCTTTAATTTAACAATTACTCGATCATCTGTAAGACCTTTAATTGTATTATAAAGTTCTTTCAAATCGTAAGTACGCTGATAATTACGATTTACTACATTCTCAATAGAAATAATATTCCAATATTTAGTAATGTCTGCTGATAGTTTATCACGCTGTTCAATAAATTTATTTGCTTTCATATATACTTGATTTTAATAATTTGACAATTAGTTAATTACATAGTATATTAGAAAGTCTACCTGTGTAGTTAATAGACCGATCAAAGTCTAATAACTTAAAATATCAGCTATCTTCACAGACCGCTGATATGAATAACAATAAAATTAAGAAATAAGACAGACAAGATCAAAGAGTTAGCGCCTCTGTCACATCTCGATACGGCATCCGATTCTTCTTCTCTCGGCTTTCCAACACTTAGTTACCTTAGTAACATTATCAGAGGCAAGTAAGTAAGAGTACATACGAACCCAACCAAATGTATACACTCTTACTGATTTTATGTTGATTTTCAATTATTTTCTACTCAATACGAACCCAACCAAATGTATATATTCGATTATAAATCTCCTTCAACATGTAAACTGACAGGTATTCTTTCATACCCAAAATCTATGCAAGCATTTGCTACCCCAACCATTTTGCGTCGCTTGCTGTTGTTACCCATATTTTTATCAAAGCCTGGGTCATCTTTTGTAATATCATAGGTCAATTTCAATGGACTGTTTTCATCAAGTAATGTACAATAATACAATAATAACTCGATTACTTTTTCTTTTTCATCTTTCTTAAGTACTTTATCAATTGCTTCTGTCAGAAACCCAACCAAACCTGACTTATCACAATTGTTACTTTCTACACCTGTGATGATAAAAGCTATTCTTTGTACTAAACTAAAAAAGTCTATTACATAATAGGAATTAAACCACTTATTTACCCAACCATATTTGTGGCGTCCTATTAATACTGTTCCATCGTGTCCAACTTTAATTGTTTTGCTCCCATCCATTAGCAAATTATTTTGAATACGAGGATCAGACATAATTAGCTGTAACATCTGCAAGTGATATGAATCTATTGGCTTTTTACTTGTTGCCATAGTTTTGTGTACTTAAATTAATTACTCGTCGATGCTCTTGTAGTAAGCAGTAGTGTCGTCCTTAGTAATCTTATTGATTTGTTCCAGAGAAGCTCCCTGATTTGCTAATTCATCAATAAAATTGTTAAGATCAGTCAAATTACTCTGATTCAACTGAGTGACAACTTCTGTTACCATCTTAACATTCCAGAACGGAGACCGTTCTCCAGTTGCTTCAAACTTCAAGATAGCATCTTGAACATCTTTCGGACCAGCTTTCAATACGATATCTACATCTGCCCGTAAATCAAACTGCAACTTTTCGTCATTATTAAACATAATAACAATCTTACCATTTGCAGTCCGCACGATATCTACGTTGAACAAATCAACAGTTTCAATCATATACTTCTTCATCGGATTTGCAAGTACAAGTCCTGGCATATCACCAGCTAGTTTCTTCTTGTAATTCAAATCTAAATAATCACTTACGGGGATTGCCAACCGCCGACCAACTAAAGCACGGCTAAACGCAATTACTTTAGTACGTAACTGAGTAATTTCTTGCTGAGTAAAACCTTCTGGATTTTTGAACACGCTTTCATATTTTGTTGTTTCCATAATTTCTCCTTTCTTGATTCCGTGGTTGATTCCACCTACGGAGTAAGTTAATACTAAGTTAATTTAAAAAGTAAGCTATAGAGTTCTTTTATCTAAGTGGAATAGCATCTAATATCTATTCGTTTGTTAAAAACTTAAAAACCACTTCTTGTATTCAAACAGTAAAACTCTATAACGAAATTCTGCTAAGATTTGATAATTAATCTGAAAAGCTATAAGATAAGCTTTCGTATTATTAACATTACTACTAGAACGTGATGTTATTACTTCACTCGGCATTCCCCGTAGGACTTTACTCATGAGACAGATGAGTCAGCCGTTCTTCATAAAATTATTAATACTAAACTATGAAAATATATGTAATTCGATATCTGAAAATCGAATGCTATGCTAGTTAATACCTAAAGAGGTACAACGGGACTCCAACGGTAGGAGATTTATACCCATCAAATAACATTATAACTGAAATTATCTGAAAATCGAATGCTATGCTAGTTTCTGATTGTTTAAAGAGCCTAACAGCAACTATAACGTGCTCTTTTTCCTATTATAGTAAGGAGTACTGTATATGATTCATAACCTACAACTGTTACTTCACTATCGGTAATACTTCTACCGAATTTTATTTTGAGCTGTTTATGTTTCAAAACACCCACTCTATAGCCTAATAGTTTATTCTAAGGCTGCGTGTACTTACGACTTTGTTCTTATTCTGCACATAACTTTAGGATTTCCACCTATCATCCTTTAATGTAAGGAATCAGCGTCACTTTACATATATTGTTGCGCAATATACTTTAAATGTTTCAAATGTCAGCAATTATATTGTACAGTCGAGGGTGGCTCGGATTTACTTTCGTCTTCTTATCACTACTCGTCCTAAAACCTACCATTGAACTTCCTCATTAGTTAAGTTAAACATGTTTATTCTCTCATAAATAGAGACTTCCTAAATAGATTTACATTCTGTCACTTCCCGTTAAGACTATTACTTAGTGCAATGCACAGATTTTTCTCCGGTCTGCTTCGTGTCCGTCTCTTAATGTGTCTGCTTCTCTTCAACCTGGGAGTAGGGCGATGCTCACTTTCACATATACTCTTAAGGATAGAGTATCTCACCTTGTGCAAATTTGATAAAACTCCAGTTATGCTTCTGGATAAAATTATTTAGTACTTCTAAGCTTTATGTCTTCCGCTTAGTATTGAAATAGTGTTATTGCGCACTTCATCCGCTAGTTATCTTTATGTTCCTGTTGCAAAGCACTCTAGGTTTATACTCAGATAGATAACAACTGAGTTTATTATAATATTACTTGAACTCACATACTCCTTATTTCCTAAAGAGGTCCGTTGCAGGATTCCTTATTTATTAACATTGGATCATTGCTACTCAGCCAATAGGCACACAATCTACTACTCACTTTGTCACTCTATCCCTCTATACTGGAGTGTATAGTAATACAAGCTTAGGATTAGCTATGTACTGATTAACATAACATTGCGCATAGGCTTTACGCCTAATCCAGGTAATCTATCAATATTTTTTCAATAAGTAGTGCTATAATATTATAATTAAGTACCTTCATATATACTATCTCTAAACGTATTAAGTTACAATATAACTGTTTAGATAAGTATAGAACACTATACTGACATTTTTATACGATCTATGCCGTAAAGGGGAGTTTGGAGCTACCCTAGAGCGTTATATGCTCGATAATGTTCAGCACGTAGTCTTGGACACTACGATTTGTTGGGCATCATCGTGTTTATTACTCCTTCTTGATTCAAACTATGATAAGTCTGCGAGTAACTTAAGAGGATTTCGTTCCCCTTGTACTGTTTAATTTTGTAGACTGCTCTCTACTAATTGCGTCTTCTGTTTCTGTCTCCAGTCGGTTCTCACCAAAAACAAGAGGGTTGTACACGCTCTCCCTCTATCTTATTGCTTCTTCAGTCTATAGATAGTATATAGACACAATAAGTTATTATACTTTCAGTAATAGCCTATAGTTGTAGCTATACTCTATTCCTACTAATATTCTGTACTATCTTAATTTTAAGAAAGTAATCTAACCATTTACTTTCTAATCCTTTGATTTAGATATCTCTGGATATACACCATTATAGCTCTATAATCGCATTGGCTGTTCTAGTTGCGACTCAGATTCATCTTCTCTGATTGTTGTTGTTTCAGTCTTTGGAGAATATCCGTACAAGTGGTTTTATTCTCTTTAACTGATGGCAGTTCTCTTACCTTAATGTATTTAGGTACTTCCTTCTCTACAATAGAAGTTAGATAGATGATACTGTCTTTCTTTTTGATTTCAACATTGATATTTTGTTCTGGGTTGCTTTGTCCATTTAATTTTATAGCGTTATTGTTCAAATTAATATCAATATTAAAGTCTTTTGTCCGAGGTACATCTGTGAACTTCGGAATCACATACTCATGTGCGATGGCAGTATTCGTATAGTTAGTTACAAATCCTACATATCCACCGAAAGCTAGCATTGCTAGCGTAAACAAAACTGTTGGTTTTTTACTCATTTTGATAATGCGTTAATTGTTACTTTTTAGTAGCATACGCAGATTTCTCAATATAGAAAGTAAGAGGATTCAAAGAGGTTGATGTGTACAAGCTAGATACTTTCTGCATTACTTGTTTCAACATCTTGTCATTCATTTCTGCTCCATAAGCAATCCGTAGATTGTTTACAGTCTTTATTGCTGAAATGTGTTTACCTTTAAGATTCAGACCCTTGATTTCCGGATATACAAGTTTGTCTTCATCTTTACCTTCATTGTTAGCAGAAGTAATAATACGATTGATCAGATCGTCATTAGTTCCACTAATTAATTGAGAATACCGTTTTGCTTCTTCTTCGTAGTTATTGTTCTTTGCAGTTTCATCAGCAATCTTCTTAGCTAAGAATACTTTCACAACATTAGCAACTTGCGCATCGTTGTATGTTGTTAATTGGTTCTTAAGCCAAGCATGAGATGCTAAAACTGACAAATTACCTGTTAAATTACCCCAAATAGCATTTGCACAACCCTCAAGCAATGTAGCATTCCGTCCTGCTTCTTTCATCTTAAGCAATACAGTTGCTAATACTTGTGCTGGTTCTGCATTTTTATCAAGCTTATAGGCTTCTCGTGCAAATTCAATCATATTTGCTACGTTCTTACCTATACCTCCTGATTTCTGCTTGTGCCGCATGTTCATAATAGTACACATTGCTGCTACTTTCTGTTCATCGGTAACACATTCTTCGGGTTTTGGCATTTCCTGAGTTTGCGGAACTTTAGCATCTTGTTCTAAAGCTTTCTGCATTTCAGGATTTGTCTTTGCGACAGCATCTTTGAAGTTAATCTCAAGCTGTCCATCAGATGTTTTGCTAGGAAGCAAATTAACACCGAGGAACAAAGAAGCTGTTTCATTCAAATATGCAAACATTTCTTCGTTCACAGTAAAACCTTGTTCTTTTGCATCATTCTTGAACTGGTCATTCCATTTCTGAATTAATACAAACATCATAAGGTCTGCCTGTTTTCCTGTTGCTTGATACATTGCCCGATCGTCTTTAATCTCTTCACGGCGTTTCAGAATTGCATTCATCAAATCTACTGAGTGATTTGCATCAATTCTGTCACTGTTTTGAGTTACGATATTAGGCGCAGGAGCTGCTGCTGGTTTAATAGTTGGAGCATTGCTGATGTCAATTTCTTCAGCTTCTACTTCTTCTATTTTTTCCTTCTTTGGCTTCTGCTGTTTAGGTTTCTTTTCAGTAGGTGTAGATTTAGGATCTTCCTTCTTTGGCTCCTCAACTGGCTTAGTTTCAGGAACTTCAGCAGGAATAGGATTCTTAATTCCTTCCTTAATCCGTTTGACGTCAATTCCGTCTCCCTCCTTTACATTAGATACTGGGAATAGAACACTAGTAGTTTCACTAGTTTCATTGTTCTTCCACTCGGCTTTGATATTTTCAATGCCTTTACTGTCTTTCTCAATCTTAAGAGAAAGTAGACTCATATACGGTGATTTTGTGCACAACATATGAGTTTCATATGCTGATTTACCCATTGGAGTCTGATAGACACCACCTTTCTTTCGTTCAGCTGGTTTCTCTTCAGGCTTCTTTTCTTCTGGTTTAGAATCTTCTACTTTTGTTGTTTCTACTTTAGCTGAAGCTTCTACTGCTTCTTTAGCTTTTTTCAAAGCTTCTAAATTTCTTGCTGCTTTTGCACTTGGAGTCTTTCCACCTTTATTTCTTTTTGCCATATTGATTATGTTTTAAATAAATTAATAACTTAACAATTAATACACTTAAATTATGAAATTAAGTGCAGTCAACTGTCATCTTCTATCTCTGCATTGTTAGGCATAGTAAGTACATCTTCTCTATCAGTTGTTACTAACGTCTCACCTCCGTCTTCCTGACCCATTTCATAAGATTGGTTATCTACTGTCCCTACAAAAGCAGTAGAACCTTGAGATGTGAGATTAGGAGCCATAGTAACAACTAACTCTTGAGAAGGAGTATCTGAGGTATTTGCAACTACCTTTTTTACTCCAGTACCTACAACAAAGCCTAGTAAAAGTACGCATACTAAGAATACGTACAAACTAGCACTTTTACACATTCTAGAAATGATAAAAGATGCTAATGCTCCTAAAAGGAGTAAACAAAAACTAGTCATATTGTTGAAAGTATTTGTTAATAATCTGTTTTCTGTTTAAGTTTTTGTCTTGCTTTGTTTAAATCACCTTTTACAGCTAATTCATTCATTGCAAGCTTACTGGCTATCTCTTTATAAGACATACCATCTATACGAGCATTAATTAAATCTCTATATTTCTTCTTAAGAGTAGGTATAGCTTGTAAGACTATATCTAATTTTTCCTTTAGAATTAAATCTTCTTCAGGATTTCTCTCTAAAGCAGATAGTTGAATTGGATTTTCATCCTCATCAATATAGTTATTTAATTGCTCTTTTTTGTTTCTACGTATATAGTCTATTGATGCATTAACAGCAATAGTCTTTAACCACATATTAAATGAAATATGTTGAGTATACATAGATAATTTCTCATAAGCTTTAGTAAATACTACTGATGTTAAATCATCAGCAACATCTGTATTCTTGACTACACCCATAATAGTATACCAAATATCAGTTTTATACTTATAGTATAACTTACTAAATGCTTTTTGAGAACCTTGTTTAGCTTGCTCCACTAGATCTATTATTTCTTGTGTCATATAGCTAAATTTTAGTGGATTGTAGTTAACCCAATAACTACAATCCTTAAATTCAGAAGGGAAGTTTTATAATTTCTTTGCAATAATAATTATTTACTGCTAGACATCTTTTGTAGAATACATCTGAGATATGTTCTCTCCATTCTTCTTTCTCTTCTTCATTGAGAGGATATGCCATTTTCAATGACATATTAATAGCAATCCTTACTCTTACTAATCTAGTCTGAAGACTTAATATTTTATCTTCTAATAGATTGTTAAGAATATCCATCCACAGTCTTCTATTTATCCACTTATTGATACTTAGACAAGTGTTACTAGTAACTATCTTAGATTTTAAATTAGGTGGTATATTTGCCCAATCATCCAATACACTATCTGCATATCCTAATACTTTAGTATCAAAATTAGCAGAAGATACAATCTTGTCTAAAGTAAACTTATAAGGTTCCTCTAATTCAGCATTGAGTGCTTCAATAAGTCTCTTAAAATCGCTCATTATGGTTCTCTGTTTAGTGCTTTACAAATTACAGTGAATACATAGTTAGCTTGAGACATTTTTAGGCTGTATTTCTTCTTTAAATGCAGTCTAGTTCTTACTTTAGCTTGTTCTATACCATATAATGGTAAAGTTGATTTATAGTAAGCAATACCTTCTTCGATGATTTTATCTTTTCTAGAATCTTCTCCTAAGCCTTCTAGAGTCTGTAAATCACCAATACCTACATTATCAACTACTTCAGTAATAGATGGTAATGCAAATGTATACTTTTCAGGATACATCATAATATCTACTACTTCAGGACTGTCTTTAGTAAGATCTTTAGCTTTACCATTCTGTTTAAAGTAATTAAGATCAATTGCACCTACTACTTCTAATAATGGTTCTACTCCGCTTAAAAGGAGCAATACATTAGTTTCTGGACCTTGTGCGATCCACATACCTGCTTTTAACATAATCCTTTTGTTTTAAGTATTTTGATAAATTCGTTTTTGAATCTTTTTACTACAACTGCTGCATCCATTGGACTAATGTTGAATTCAGAAGCTACTTTCTTTCTAAATTCCATTTCTCCACTGCATTGCTGCATTACTTTCTGTAGTCTTTCTCGCTCTCCTGGTTCAGTCCAGCGAACATATTGAACAATTTCCATGTTAATTCATTTGATGTTCAAGATCTTTAATTTTATTATAGATGCCTACCCAATATATCAAGCCTTCTTTACTCTTTTCAGCTTGAAACATTTCATAGATTTTGCATCTATTGAATCCGACTGAAATGTTATGTACACCACGTCGCCAACCTCTACCTCCCTTCATTACTGATGGAGTTGATTCATATACATACTCAATGAACGCAGTAAGTTTACGTTCTCTTGTAAGAACAATTTCCCAAGTCTTGGGCAATTTATTCCTAATAAAACCTCTTAAGCCTTTTTTATTCATGTTTATATTTAAATATTTTTGAATTATTTCCAAATTCAAATCTAATTGTATAGATCATATTTTTAATAGTTGCTTCATGAAGTGTTATTCTGATTTTACTCATAAAGCGATCAAGATAATACCTGGTATTAATATACCATGCAGCTATCTCATAATAGTCTCTTTCATCATTAACACTAATACTCGCTTTTGCATAATAATCATGTGTACTACATGTTAATATATCTTCACTTATTGCTAGTAATCCATAAAGCTTTTTTTGTATAAAGTCTAAGATTTCTGCTTGAGTATTGAATCCTTTTTCTTTACTCTTTTTATGCCGACCACGATTCATAAGTAGTTTCTTTAATTGAAGATCTAAGTCTTTCTATAGCTGCCAACAGTGTATCTATTCTTATTACTACTTCTGTGTCTCTAACAAAATGTTTAATATGTTTCAGATTAGTAATCATGCCAGCTAAAAGCATAAGAGATAAGTTCCTTCGACTTGCCTTTAATTGATTTAAAGTCTTTTTCATCTGCAAAATATTTTTAAGTATTGTTCATAATGTTTCTTTTCATTTATTGAAGCTAAAGCATCTAATTGATTATAATTCTTTTTAGTTAAAGTAAAATCATAATCTAATAATGCTTCTTTCAGATTGTAAAATACATTATAATCAAACAAATCTCTGTTACTTATTTTGATTTGTTCAATGAGAGCTGTTTCAAATATAGCTAGCAATCTCAGAATATATTTATTATTCTTTTTAACTGCTAGTCATAAACCTTTACTTCCTTTACTATAATCTAAAGGAATGATTGCTGTTTTGTTATAATCTATTTTCATACTCTTTGTTTTTAATTTTGATAATATTTGTTTACGGAGCGGGACTCGAACCCGCACTCTTCAGTATTGTCTACCTGTGTCTATCCATTTGCACGATCCGTAACCTGCTTTTTACGACATTAGCTTAGCCGTTGACTAATCGTATTACGCTGCAATACGAGTATAGTCTGTTACAAAAGATTTGTCATTTCTGACGTTTATTGACCTATTCATTTTCATCCTCGCTGTCAAAACCATAATGCCCCATTCTCCTTCCATATATTCGTTGCCGTAGCAATTTTCAGGCATAATCTTCGTTTTTCTTTAAACTAGAGATTCGGTTGGAGCTACCTAATATTAAGTCATTTTCATGTGATGTTCCTTCACCATATATAGTTTTAAGCTCTACTATCAAACTAAGCATCGTTTTAAGGCAACATTACTCTGGAAACCTTTTGTGGAGCATACGGGAGTCGTCTTAATGTTTACAATATTTATAACTATATCCACACTTTTACATTATGTTTGTATAACTAATATTTAAAATTATGAAATATAAACAACATAGAAAGTTAATTACATTAAATTGTGATTGTTGTGGATGTAGTTATGAAAAACCATTATCTGAATACAATCGTAACCAAAAATTTGGTAGACATAGTTTTTGTTCTCGTTCTTGTGCAATGAAATTTTTAAGTAATAATCGCACACAAGCAATGAAAGATTATTCAAATTCTGAAAAGAATAAACAGCTTTTGCTAAATCTTAATAATACATATTATGTGAGATATCCAGAAAAAATATTTTCATATTTTTTACGTAACTGTAGAAAAAGATATAAAGAATGCACTTTAACTCTTTCTGATTTACAAGCGCAATGGGATAAACAAAATGGAATTTGTCCATATAGCGGAATAAAATTAAATATTCCAACATATAAAAAGAATCATAATAACCCTATTTATACAGCATCAGTAGATAGAATTGACAGTTCTAAAGGATATATTCCTGGAAATATTCAATTTGTTTCTACATGTATTAACTATATGAAAAACACTATGTCTGATTCAGATACACGGTTAATGTGTAAATATATTGCTGAACATTTCTATTCAGAAGGGACTATATCATCACCTTGCGTTGCTGCTTAAGGTGTCGGACGCTCTTGCTGGTTATTAAGGAAACTGTATTCCTCCAGTAGTCTCTGCACTTTCTTAGAGTGTACTCTAAGCTTAGCTCAGGATTGACATGTAAAAAATGTTATTTCTGAGCATTTTTTATTTAGTTTTCCCTGAATTCATCCGATTATTCAATAGATATTTCTATCTAAGGGGTCCGAATTTCACAAACCCGTGTCCAAACGATTCATCCAATGACCTAACAGTCAATATACTTTTATTTCTATAGGATTATCTCCAAAACACATATTTCTTTTATCAAATGGTACATAATGAGTATATAAGAATCCTGCATCATTAAATAGTTTAGCCGTACCTATTGGTACACTAATAGAATTATTATGTTTTGGATCTATCCACCAACTTCTTTTTGTTGTTTCATGAACATATCTAACAGGTTTATTATAGAATAGATGTTCACCCCACATATCTGCTGCAATATAGCTCATGATAAATAATTTTAAGTTGTAAATATAAAGAGTTTTGCACACCTCTGCGCCTTCATATCCTGGCAGACCGGATAACGCCTCAATTAGAGAGATATACATCATACACGAGTTTTCATATATCATTGGGTTGATATAATAGTGCAATATACTCTTTTAGTAGTATAGAGAGCGATCAAACTCTCTATACTTAATATGTAATTCTAAAGTAATAGTACATACCGTTGATTATGAGCATAAAAGCATTAAATCTAGTATATAATAGCATAAAGCCGCTATTACTTTAGAATTTATAGTCTTTGACAGAATACATATTATACCAAGTGCTCATCTAGCAAGCTAGAGACTCGATTGAAATATAGACATAAAGTACTATATGTATATGTATTTTGATATACTTACTGTTTTTCGTCTATGAGACTATCCTTTATTTGTTAGCATAAAAGCATTTAAATAAAGAATGATCTATTTATAGCACATGATCAGTAGGCATAATATCCTATTACTAGCATAAAAGCATTGAATAGAACTGTCAATTCAGTTCATGTTGCCCTGAACTCCTCAATGCGACAATGCGACTTATATAGTTTGCAGGGTTCACATTTATTCTATTTAGCATAAAAGCATTTAGAATTTGGATGTTGATTAAAGATAGATATTTTCGTATCTTGAACCAAAGATTTCTTCTTTCGCTTTTGCGATAGCGTCATCTTTCTTGTCTGTAAGTTCTGAATACTTTTTGTCCCAAGCTTTGTAATCACCTGTAGATTCAAATTCAGCTTGAGCTTTCTTCAGTCCTTCAGAAAAGTCTTTCATAATGTTCTTGTGTTTTGATGCAAAACGTCCGTATCTTTCTGCTCTAGAAACAGCTTTTTCACAATCCTGAATTCTACGTTTTACTTCACGAGATTCACGTTCAAGTTGTTCTTGTTGGATCTGTTTCTTTGCTTCAGTAACTGCTGATGCTTCAACTTTACCGTCTTTTTCTTCTTGTTTTTTCATACCAGCTTCAAAGTTGTAATTTTCATCAGTTGCTTTGTCACACAACATTACTGCACCTAACATAATTCCTACAAAGTTCATAAAATTTTTCATAATTCTTTTGATTTTAATTGTTAATAATTGATTTATTTAAGTGAATGAATAATTTTTAAAAAGTATCTAATAAACGTCTGCGATAGATTTCATCTCTTTCTTCTCGAATATCTATCTGCATTTTAATAATAATGTTTACTAGTTCTTCTTTTGTTTTCTTTTCTAGTTCTTCTTTTGTCCACATAATAATAAAGAAATAGAAAGTTATACTATCTATTCGTACGCCTTATTTGATAGCTAGCCCTTTTCCTTCTCCTGACCTTAAATAAGGTTGACCGTTGTATAGTCCGTAGGTATTAATCACCTTTAGGGGTCTGGCGTTATAACCTTCTGTGTTGATTGGATTCTATCATAACTACTTAATTAGTAATTCTTAGTTAAACAATAGCTCTTTTCCCTTTTATACGGTTGCATTTTAGAATATCTAACTCTCTTTTTAGACTGATATTCAGCTGCTTTTCCTGATTGCTTAGAACCTGGAAAATGAGATTCTTTATAGGTCTTTCCCATGATTATAACACTCTAATTGCTTGTACTAAAAGGTTAAAGATATAAGCGCATCCCTTTTTGTTGAGATACTCAATTGTAACTTCTTTTTCATCCAGCATCATTTCAATTTGTGGTTTAGTTAACTTACCATCTTCAATTAATTTCCAAAAATTGGCATTAATTGCAGCGATATTCATTAGACCAGCTGCTGTACACACAGTAATAACATCTTTCAAGATGTTTTCAATCATTTGTTTATTTGAAGAACTAGTTACAAATTTACTTGTTTCAAGTATTTCTGTATGTACTTCTGATAAACCAAGTTTTTTAGCCATAAGAGCTACTGCTGTTACAATACTTTCCTGATTGATTGATGCAGGAATTCCAATAATTACAAAGTTTAAAGATTTCATTTGATATGAATTTAAAGTTGTTTATAAATTTCTTGACTATAGTACTTACCACATCTTTCACAGTAAGTTCTTTTAGTAATAGGAATATTTAATTCATTGTTATTAGGCTCATTTTTCCATTTGTGCCCATGAATTAAACATTGTGAACGTAATGCAACTTCTTTCTGCCGTTTAGGATTATCTAATAATTCTAATTCAGCAAGTCGCTTGATGTTACTATGATAGGCTTTTAGCCTTCTGTAACTACTGATTTTTAGTTTGATTTTCTTAAAAATATTCATTCTTTCATATTTAATAGTTTTAATTATACAATATTTTGAGGACGTCTAGCTGCAACTAGATGGTTTTATCAATCTTAATTATATATTAACACACAATTTTTACTGTACGCTTACAGTAAATAAAGAAGGTATGTAACAGTTTATACAATATATTGCAGTATATTGCAGGCTCGACGATTCACATCGTTGTGTAACTTCTACACTAATACAGCTTAATTGAAATACTAATTAAAATGACTCTCACTTAGTTTTAACTCATAAGCAGATATAGCTGTCAAACTAATCTTATTGGAGTACATGGTTTTAACGTCTGCACTAATACTAATCTCCTCCACCTACCTTCAAACGACAGCAATGCTGCCCTCTGAAATGATTAGATATAAGCCCCACATGTTTGTCACTGATTCTCACAGTAAGGACGATTACTCCTATCTTCACAGACTGAAGTAACCTTATTTCTTACTCTAATAATTAATAGCTTCGTGAATTGAGTCACTATTAATTTGTGGTAATGAGGACCTTGGCATACTATCTGGTATATATTCTTTTTGTATATCCATACTCCTCTTTATTAATTTATCATAAAAGTCTTTGTTACTAATATAAATAGAAACAATTTCATGATTTGATAAATCTGTACCTTTAGTTACAAGTATTTGAGTTAGTACTTGTTCTGGCATAACCAAGAACACACTATCGACATACTTGTCTAATCTCATACTTTCACGCCATTGTAGCACTTCTTGTACTGTTGGTGCTACTACTTGCTCAATTGTGTCCGTTTCAGGGATTTGTTTTTCTTTAGGACTACGAGGTCTTGCACAACTGATAAAAATTGCTAATGCTACTATTGCTGCAATTAGCCAAAATACGTATTTACTTTTCATTTTTGATAAATGTTGTTTAATCGTTTAACATGTTATAAATCTCTTCTACTGACTCTTTTGCTTCGAGAATCATAGTTTCTCCGTCATCATCTTTAGTGAAGATAGCTGATCCTTCTGAATAATCTTCTGATGGAAGAATTGAAGAGATAATACTTTTTCTTACAGTGGCTGGCTTTCCTCCTGATTCATTGTCATGTAATAATAAAAATTCACTCATTTTGATAATGTTTTAAGTTAATACTAAGTATATAAATGCTATTAATATTGCATCTATTACAATTAATACTCTTGTAACTGGATGTGTTTCATACCAGTTTTCAAATTTATCCCACCATACATCTGCTAAATCAGCTTGGTTTGATTTCTTTGTATCCATCGTCTTTATCTTTATATCCACTACCAAGTGTATATACAAAAGATAATACGCAGAATATAAATAGTGCGATTATCACTACTTTAGAGTAATACCAATAATTCCAGTAATCGGTATATAACAGTCCGTACACTTCTTCATCAAAGAAATATATTCCTTGATGTTCAATAATCATCACAGCTGCAAATAATGCAGTTATGAGTCCAAATAAAAAATACATTAACTTTTGCATAATAATTATTTATTGATTAAATACTATTTGCTACAAATACTATTGTTACTACTATTGCTAATAATATTAGTAAGTATACTAATAATCTGATAGTAATAACAATGCGCCAGAATCGTTCATTTCCCATATACTTTTATACTTATTGTTGAGTTTTTGCCAAAAATGATGTCCTTCTTTTGTATGTCTCCATATAAGTGTACATTCAATTGCCATACTAGGAACTCTTAATTTTGTATAAAATGGTTCTAGGTTTATTTTTTTATCGTGAGCATATTTACTACTGCCGTCTAAAAAGCTATCTAATACTTTTTCTTTAATAAGAAACGTAAGCAATAAATAAGGCATATTAAATAATATTTGCCTTCTGACTTTTTGTTGTTCTGTTAACTTTTTCATTGATTGAATTGTACTTTTTTATGAACTTTAAATGTTACTTCAGTATCACTTTTAACTTCAATGGTAAAATGAGGAGATGATTTACTATCTATTCTTCGTTTGATCCATTTAACTACGTAATCCGCAGTTAATACTTCAAATTGTAAATAACTACGCCATTTTCCACTTTTACCTATGTGCAGTTTTAGATTTCCTCTGTCAATATTAGTAACAGGGTTAACGCGACTTTGTTTTGAGTTAACTAATTTAGCTACTACTATGTCGCCGATTTTAAGATTCTGAAATTGTTCTAATGTCATATCTTTTTTTAGTTTATTGATTAAACATATAAAGAGGACAGCTAATGCTGTCCCCTACTATTTACGCATAGTTACGTTGTCACTCTTTGTTCATCTAGTGACAGATGCTCAGAACTATTTTTCAAATCTAAAATAGTGAAAACTCCTTTATACTGAGTTTAGATAGTGTTTACACGTTTGTACCACACACTACAATGATACTAATACTACATGTAGTTAAGGCTCTGCATTCTGTCAGGCTTGCCACTGTCTCTTGGCTGCATTACTATTGTAGTATAAATAACTCTAAGTTAGTTTGAATACATCTTGCTAAGAGTTCATACTTTCTGATAAAGTGTTTTCTTGTCTTCATAATGTTGATGTTAATGGGAATTTGTTTTTATTATGTTTTATATACTTTAACACATTCAAATAATTATTAGCATTTAAGAAACAAATCTTACACATAGATATATCTGCACAAGGCTTATAATAAGCACAACTACTTCTATCATCACATGCTCTTACGGCACACATATTTGTAAGTTTAAGTGTACTTATTTCTTTATAAGCTTTTCTAGACTTTAATACTACTCCACTTCGTATTATATTATCTATCATTACTGGTTTGATTAATTTAGTCATTTCATTTTATCTTAATTTAAGTTAATAATCAGTTTAAAACACTACTATCTTCACAGACTGTAGTGTGTGGTTAAGTAATAATAAAGTAAAGGATAGTATGGCTGTATTCTTACAATATAGAAATAAATAATTAGCATTTTACACCTAAAACTTAACAGTTAGTTTCAATATAGAGCCTATTGCTAACACTAATGCTCTACTATTTAGTTAAGAAACTGGTGTCCTCAATGTCTTGGAAAGTTATTAGTTTTTTTAATTTAGTTACTATAAAGATAATCAAATCTAAATAGCATTGTTGATTCTACTAAGAGATAATATTACTATTGTTTTAAATATTATTGTATCAATCTTTATCGTTATATTTTGCATACGTATATAGTCATATATATTTGTTATTGCTGCAAAATCGTCTACATTTTTAATAAACGTAATTAATACAAATAATATAAATATTGATATAGCACAACATCCTAGTATTATTATGATTTGCGTTATAATATTTATAAACTTTATCATACTTTATCTAATAGTAATAATATTATCCACAAAATAAATTGACCAAATACAACAATTAATGCTATAGTTGTCATTAAATTGTTCTTTTGTCTTTTATCCATATATATTGTTTTTTTGATAAAAAAATAAATTTAGAAAGTTGCTATAATGGTGACTCAATTGGTTTGAAACGGTAAACCATAGCCCTCACAGTCAGACTGCAAGAGCTATATATTAGGTTTACTCGTCATCGTCTTCGTCATCAGTTTGTTGAGTTTTTTCAGGTTCTGAAACAGGATTACCAACACTTTCATTTGCTTCTGGTTTGTTTACACGTTTCTCATACCAATACGAACCGTTAGCAATGTTTGCGTTTGCGTTTCTTGTAATTACTTCAATATAAGTTCCTCCGTTAAGGTCATTATCCCATTCGTTTGAGTCCTTATAATCAGTAATTTCGCCCGTCTTTTCGTCAACAATCATCTCAAGACGTGAATACCCAACCGCATTAAGTTGTGTTAATTCTTTTTGCTCACCATTTGCGTCAGCGTAGTAAATTTTACTTACACCTAAAACCTCACTAACCGGCAAGGTCTTATATACCAATGGTAACGAAAATTCACAATCTGACAACTTAATTACTTCTCCCTTCTTTGTTGTAAAGGTTTTTGAATCGCTTTCCATACATTTAATAAATTTGTCAAGATTTTTCTTGTATGCTTTGGCGGTTTCATCCTCAGTAGGAAACAAACATTTAACAAGATTAATGTTGCGTATTGCAGCCGCTTGGGGATTCAATACCTTAACGCCTCCAATCGTTATAAATGTAGGAGCATCCTTAGCACCCTGTGAGTAACTGAATGTACACACGTAAAACTCGTCTCCATTTGTGCGAGTTCTCTTTTCCGCTGAAATCAATTTGCTTAACATAATTTTTTCTCCTTTCTTGATTTACTTGTTACTTGTGTGGAATAGCCCAACAGATACAAGCCCGTAGGGGTGTTCCACTCCGATACAAGGTAGAGGGGTGTGAATTTTTGCTGGTTCCCACACGCAGATTTCTTCACCAAAAAAATTTTTTATATATTTTTATTTTAAATAATGTTAAAAAATAGCTATTAAACTTAAATAAATATTCATAATAAATGTTAATAATAACAACTAATGTAGTTAAATATACGTTACTGTATACAGTAGATACAGTTAAATACAGTATGAATACAGAAGACATATTAGAAGAATTAACTAAAGTAGATGATGTAAGTCCCATTACTTTAGAATTACTATTAACTTATTATTAACAATATGTACTCAAATGATGATATAAACTTTATTGCAAATGAAGTATATAAACTAAGTTCTTCTACTTAGTAGAATCTAATGAGATTGTATGGATTTATAATAACAGAAGCATGAATTACTATTTCATAAGACAAAGAGATTAGCAGTATTCTAATTGCCTTTACTTAAGTAATATAAGTAAGAACTATAAATTAAATGATAATTATAGATCCTTTACTTTACCAGGACAAATAGAATATACTTTCTCTGAAGATTTATATAAACAGTTTAAGAAAGAAATAAATACAGTTAAATGACAGAATTTACTGCACTATGTTTAGTAGGTATGTTAGGATGTCTAGCTTATATCATACTAAATAAATTAACAAAGTAATGTGCCCTAAGTACACGGGATCGTAGTACATTCCACGCTTAAAGAAGTTACTGTAAAGTAGAAAGTATTTTGTTACACAAAATATAAGCGCACCAGGGAATCCTAATCGTAAGTAGGCTCAGTTTAGCTACCTTTCTGGCGGTCATTGAATAAAAAAGGTAGCCCCTAAAACGGTATTACTATGGAAAAGAACGAACAAAAAAAAGCAGATAGAATTGAGTATGTTTTCAGGAATAAAACTTATATAGCTACTCCTGAACTTAGTAAAGGTTGTTGTGTAGGTTGTGCGTTTGTTAATAATATGAATTGCGCTAACTTTAAAGATAGAATGGATATATGTCATAAAGGATATATATTTAAGCGCAAATTTAATCATATAGATGAGTAACCTTACTTTACTTACCGCGTTAATAGATATTATAAAGTAAATATTATGGAAGATAAAGTACTAGAAACAGTGGTAAACGGATTGGAATATAGTTTTGAAAAAGATATATTGGTAAAACCTTTAGCTCCTATCATGGTCACTAAAGAATATACAGAGCAAATTCCTACTGGTGAAAAGGATGAAGAAGGTTTTAATAAGTATGAAGTAAAGACTCATACTAAAGAAGTTGAATCAGATTTTGCAAAAGGTATTGTTCTATCTATTCCAACCGGTGCTGATAGTACCATTAAGGTTGGTGATACTATAGTATACCCTAAGAAATTTGCTAAAGACTTTGATCTATTTAAAGACTCACAATTAGTTAAGCCATACGACGTTGTAGCCAAAGTCGTTAAATAAGCTATCATTCATGAATTGAATGTTTTTAGAGTATTAAATCGCTGCCCTGCCATCAAAGCGGGGCATTCTTTTTACTATTACTTTACTAAACATTAATAAATGTTAAATATTTTAAACACTTATTATATTAATACGTTTTAAGGGCATTATGGGAACAATAATAATAGTACTTGTGAGTATTATTGGTTTTGGTGCTCTCACTTATCGTCAAGGAAAGAAAGAAGGTTATGACCAAGGTAGAATTGATGGTTACGAAGAGTGTAAACAAAACTTTAATAAGATACAAGAATTTAAACAAAAGATATTAAATAAAAAGTTAGACATATGGAAGGATACAAAGTAATTAAGGATTTTAGCTTCGCTGAAAAAGGTGATGTGTTTACTAAAGTTGAAGATTTAAACTTGTGGGAACTTCAGAAATCTGAAGTAGTATCAGATACAGAAACTTATACTTCAATGGCATTTGATTCTTCTACTATGGAAGAATTAGCCAATAAAGATTATGTAATTTGGTACAGTGAAGAAGCACAAGAAGGTGTGGATGAATGTGAATGCTGTTGCGATAAGTTAGAGAAAGTAAAAGAATACGTTAATACTTTGATTGATACATATACTAAAGATTATAGCGAATTGATGAAGGATTATAATGAAGGCAATGTTCAACAGTGTGTTAAAGTAGAAGCAGAAACTGTATACCATAATTTAAATAAAGTTCTCAATAGTATTAAAGATTTGTTAGATGAATAAATTAGTAAAGACTGTTAATAAAGGCAATCTTTACTATGAATACCTTAACGCTTTAAATGGTATACTACAACTTACAAATAGGGAATTGGAGTTACTTACCAAGTTCGTTGAATTAGATGTGAACTTTACTCCAATACCTGGTGTAAGTAAAAATGTAGCTAATACTGACAATCGTAGGATGATTAAAAGTACTATGGGTATTACTCCAGATAACTTAAGTAGATATATAAGTAAGTTCAAGAAAGAGGGTCTTTTAGTACAGGGAAAAGCAGAAGATGAATTAGTAGTTAATAAGATACTAATTCCAGAGATAATAAAAGATAGGGTGCAAATAACATTAATACTAAGAGTAAATGAATAATAAAATAAATAATAAACATTTCTATATGATCTTTGATAATGGGCATATAGTACATGTAGAGAATAGAAGTAATAGGTTAGTACGATATTTCAGACATCTTTTTAACTTACGTTCTAATTTAAAATTAACTTCTTTCGTTCCGAAGAAACCTTACTCTAATAAAGAAATCAAGAAATTATCTGATATACTATACAGAAATCGTGACTTGGATGAAGATGATATCATAGTAATAATAAATTCTATTAGACCTAATACCATCAGAGAATCTTTAACAGAGTTAGAAACTAGTGAATATTATATAAATGCAACAGCAAAAAAAGATATCAATTTACTCAAGTCTGGCAAACAAATATAATTTACCTTATCCTGTTATAGAAGTAATATGCAATAGTCCATTTAAGTTTGCTAAAGAAGTAATGTCAAATGATGAAGATACTAAAGATATTATGTTTGCTTACTTATTTAAACTTAAATTAAAAAAGAGATATAAAGAAACAAAATGAGACAGTTTATTGAAGAGTGCTTGACGCCTAATTATAAGATTCACTGGTTAGATTCTATTTACTTTGATCCTGTATTACTTAACAATATACAGATGTATGTAGCAATTAGTGACAGTAGACTATTAAGAATATGATACTAAGAAAGTTTAATAATATGTATCCTAGAACACTTTGGATAGCTATAGTAGAGAGTGAGGAAGATATACAGTTTCTATGCAAGAAGTTCTCTATATTAGAGATTACTCCAGAATTCAATAAGATACTAGAAAATGCTCAAGATGCAATGACCAATGCTTATCATTATGATGTAGTAGCTGAATGTAGACCTGTTATTCAAAACTTTAACTATTTTGCTGGAATACTGTGTATAATATATAAGCCAGAGTTAGTAGATAGTGCTAACATAGCCCATGAATCTGTTCACATTTCTGACTATTACTTTGAAATTACAGGTATGAATAATGAAGATTTTTCAACTGGTGGCAATGAAGGATATGCTTACTTAGTTGGTTGGGTTGCTGGATGTTTTGTTAAAGTAATGAAAGAATATGGAAAGACAAAGTAAAGAAGATTCATTAGCTCTATGGGAGTTTGAGAAGAACAATACTAAACGATTAGGTTCTAATATCAGCGAAGAGTTAAGGGAATTAATGGAAGTTGCGGATAAGAAGATAAATGACTATTCGTTAACATATAATGAATTTCTAGATGACATTCTAGAAGGTTTAGCTAAACTAAAAGACACAGATAATATTGAAACTAGGCGGTTACAGATAAAAGGATTGTACAACTGTTTAACTAATAAGTATATTGAAGATGGAGAATGATGGTAAGAAATACGATTATGGTAAAGTAAGAATGGATTTGGTTCCATTAGATGTAGTTGAGAATATTGGTAAGGTACTTACTTATGGAGCTCAGAAATACTCAGATAATAGTTGGCAAAATCTTCCAGATTTTTGGAAAAGATATAAAGCAGCATTACTAAGACATCTTACTGCTATAGATAAAGGAGAATTAATAGATCCTGAAAGTGGACTACCTCATATAGATCATGTACTTTGTAATACGGTATTCTTAGATTGGGGATTTCATCATGGTAAAGCGATTAGTATTAACACAAAAGATATTGAACAAGATGAATAATTTAGAAGCTATTTGGTGGGAAACATAGGATATAGATGTAAATAAAAATCGTATTGGTAATCCTACTTTACATGTTCACTTCATACGTAAAAATGAAGAAGGTATTACTCACGGAATAGTACACTCTAAAGAAGTTACACAAGATCTTAATATTGGTACAGTTAAGAATGAAATAATTAAAGAGATAGTAGAAGTTTTAGAAGAAGGTTATAGAAAAGTAGAAAAAGATTTATGGAACAATTGAAATTTAAAAAGTTAGATTACTCAGTAAAGAAAGAAGACGGCACAGAAGAGATTAAAAAATCTGAAGGTAAGTTGCCTATTAGAGCTACTAGTAGCAGTGCAGGATTAGATCTATATACTACTCGTATTACTCAAGAAGTAGATAATAGTGGCAAGTTAGTACTAGTATATCACACTGATATTGCTGTAGAAATTCCTGAAGGATATGTTGGATTTATCTGTATGAAATCATCTATCTCTAAAAGATCTATTATTATGTGTAATGGTATTGGAGTGATTGATTCTGATTATCGTGGAGAGTTAATGGCTAAATTTAAAGTAACTACAGATGCTATTCCTACAGTATATACTACAGATGAACCATTTGCTCAGCTAGTCATTGTTCCTTGTTCTATATTAGAACCTACTTTGGTAGAAGAACTGAGTGAAACAGAAAGAGGAGAAAAAGGATTCGGAGAAGCTACAGCAGAACAAAATAATGAAATTAAAGAAGTAAAAGAATAATTATGGAAAATCTAGATATTACAATTATTCCTGTAAGTGCATCAGGTGTTGGAAATTTTATTGAAGTTCGTATTAATGGTATGTTATATAGAACAGAGATTGTGCAAGGTGAATTTACAGAAGATGTAATGAAACAATCTATGGAGAAACTAATGCCTACTATTCCTACTGAACAACAGGAACCTGTAGAATTAAAATTTTATCAGCTATTAGATGCTATTGCAAATACTAAAGCTGAAGAAGAGTATAGAGCTCAGCATCCTGATGAGTTTATGCCAGAGAATTTTGAACCCAGTGTTGAAGAAGTAACTGAGTAATTATGAAGAAAGTTTTAGTGAGCAATAAATTCTATCCTATTGTATTAGATAGTGATTTAAATCCAGCACCTTTGGAAAATGGCGAATGTTTCAATAGAAGCGCGTTCAGTATAGCTGAAGAGTGTGAAGTATATATTAACGGAAAATATAAATATACAGCTAAACCAGGGGATGTATTATTCCAATTTTATGGTATTGAAAATAGATACGAGGATTTTGAATATTTTCTAGTGCCTAGAGAATTTTTTGGTGATTACTTTGTAAGACTAGAAAAATACAAAAACGGTAAACAAAGTAATATTAACTCTGCAAAGCAATGTTGTGATTGTGCCGAACCTATACGATGAAATTATTTGATATAAATGGTGGTAAAGTAGTAATACACCCTGACGCTTTGGGTCTCCCATTCTTTAAAAAGTTATGGGAGGCTGATAAGCCAGATAAAACACAAGCTACAAATGTGATAAGTTATATAGTACTTATGTGGTATTTTAAATCTCCATATGTACTTCAGCTAGAACCAGATATCAGAGAAAAGAAGCTTAAGCAGTTATACTTTGGTAATGAAGATTATAAGCTTACAGTAGAAGAGAAGTCCTGTGAAGATGATTATAAGAAGCTAATATACACTAGGAATCTGAGGATGCTGGATAGTATGAGAAACAAAGTAGATACTATTAGTAAGTATTACGAAGATTCTCTAGAAGAGCAACTAGATGAAAAGAAGATTAAAGATCTATTAGCTGGTATGGAAAAAGTAAAAGCTACCTTTCAGACACTAGATTTCCTCGAAAAAGCAGTTAAAGCTGAAGAAGTTAGTACTACTAAAGTACGTGGAGATGCTCAGATTAATCCTTATGAATTAGCTTAATTTGTGCAAATTATACACAAGTTTATAACAATAAATTAATGAGTACGTTATATGAATATAAATAAAGAAACTATGAAGAAAGTACTTGATTTAACAAAATGCAATAGCACTGAAGAAATTTGTGATGTGCTTGAAAAAGAAATTGATAACAAACGAAAAGCAGATAAAGCAGTTAAAGACACTAGTGAATCTTTGATTGAAGAATATAAGAAAGAAGCAGTAACTGAACCTAAGAAGAAAGGTATTATTAAGCGTACTATTCATTGGCTAAAGAGTTTGTTTAAGAAATAATCTCGTTGAACTGATAGAGAGGTCTGACAGGGACAGACATTAAATATTCCCTGGCATACTCCCCTGTAGTATATGTGGTTAATACACTAGTCTCTAAAACTGGAGTACTCAGTCGGATCTGAGCGGGGGGACCAATTAAAAAAGCTGATTTATGGATAAAGTGTACACAACCAAAATCGCTTATGACTAGGGTTACAGAGTACAAAAAGACGGCTCTGTAACCCTTTTTAATAAGCCTATAAATAAAATTCTTCTTAAAAAGAAAAATAATAATAGAAACCTACTGGTATTCCACATAAATAGAAATCAATTAGTATATGTATCTAAACTTCAAGCTTACCAAAAGTTTGGAGAAAAAGCTCTTAATGAAAATTGTTTTTATGTAGATGGAAATACTACTAATTGTTCTTTCGATAATATTGAATTAAAAAGTACATATAAAAATTCTCTAGAATTAAATAATGTATATAGATGTTCTAAGTGTGGTAAAGAACTATCCGAAAAACATTTTTATAAAACTGATTTAAAAAACAAAGCTATAAAAAATAGAATATGCATTTGTAAAAATTGTCTTAAAGAAAAAAGAAACAACACACATGAATATATACAAAGATTTAAAGACAAATGCATATGTTGTGGAGAATCTGATGTAGCATGCTTAGATTTTCATCACTTAAATGACAAATATGAATCTCTATCTCATATGAATTCTCATTCTACTGATACTATAAACAAAGAAATAAATAAATGCGTTATATTATGCGCTAACTGTCATAGAAAACTACACTATTATAAGTGTAATATAGATGAATTAAAAAATAAAATACATGATAGACTTCAATAAAAAAATTAAAAATTCTAATAAATTTAGATAGCCAGCACTAGAATTTATTAAAACTGGAAAGTACTGTCAATATCCTGCTGGCTGTACTGAATATTACACATATTGGGACGAATAGAAAGATCGTTGCATTAATGGTTATACCGCAGAGGATGGAGATTACATCACTGGGTATAACTATTTTTATATTAATTTTTGTCCAATGCAACGTATAGTTAACACTGTTACTAAATTACCTAATGGAGAAACTAAAGTAAAGAGAGATAGTGTAGTAACATTCCCTGATTTCTATGACTATGACTATTTTTACTTCTAGGCAGTACAGGAAGCAGAAGATAAAGGAAAACATATATGTCTACTTAAATCACGTCGTAAAGGATATAGTTACAAAGGTGGAGCTATGGCATGTCGTAATTATTATCTAATACCTAATAGTAAAACATATATATATGCTTCTAACAAGCAGTATCTTACTGAAGATGGTATTCTTACTAAAGCTTGGGACTATATGGACTTTATAGATAAGAATACAGCTTGGGGTAAGAAACGATCTGTTAACAGTACTATGCGTAAACGAGCTGGATTCTGGACTAAAGATGAATTTGGCAATGAAGTAGAAATGGGTTATAAGTCAGAGATTATTGGCGTTACTTTGAAAGATAATCCTGATGTAGTACGTGGTAAACGTGCTAAATTAATTCTATTTGAAGAAGGAGGTTCATTCTCAGAATTAGGTGCTGCGTGGCAAATTGCTAGACCATCTGTAGAACAAGACGGTGTAGCGTTTGGTACTATGATTGTATGGGGAACTGGTGGTGACGAAGGCTCTGCATTTGAAACTATGAAAGATATGTTCTATAATCCAGATGGATACAATTGTTTAGGATTTGAGAACATATGGGATAGTACACCTACAGATAAATTGTGTGGATTCTTTGTTCCATAGTATACTAATCTAGATACTAGAGATGATGATGGTAATAGAATATACATGGATGATGATGGTAATACTATTACTAAACCTTCCCTTGAATTTATATTAGATGAACGTAGAAAGGTAATAAGTACAGCTACTAATACTACAGCTATAGACCGTTATGTTGCAGAGCGTCCTATTACTCCACAAGAAGCAATGCTAGAATTTAACGGTAATATATTTCCTAAGAAAGAATTACAGGAGCAATTAGGACTTATTCGTACTAATACTTAGTTATAGAATCATAAACAAGTGGGTGATTTAATATTTGATGAATCTGGTAATATCAAATGGATACCTAAGAAACATGGTGATGTTACTAAGTACCCACTAGGTAAAGATGATGATCCTACTGGTTCAATAGTTATATGGGAACATCCAGCTAAAGATGCAACAGCTGGATTATATATAATAGGTGTAGACCCTTATGATCATGACTAGTCTGGTACTAATTCATTAGGATCATCTATAGTATATAAGAGGTTTTAGAACTTTGAAGAGTACTATGATATTATAGTAGCTGAATATACTGGTAGACCTGCAACAGCTGAAGAATACTATGAAAACTTACGTAAGTTGGCATTATACTATAATGCACGTATAATGTATGAAAATGAACGCAAAGGTCTATTCCCTTACTTTACTGCTAAGCATTGTGATTACTTATTAGCTGATCAACCTGATATTATTAATGATATAGTTAGTAATTCTAAAGTACAAAGAAGAAAAGGTTGTCACATGAATAAGTAGATAAAGCAATGGGGGGAAGGTATGATAAAAGAATGGTTGAATGAAGAGTATGCACCAGGTAAGAAAAACCTAACTAGGATACTATCAGAGCCGCTATTAGAAGAGCTAATAAGCTATAATGATACAGGTAACTTTGACCGAGTGATGGCGTTGATGTAGGTTATGATATATAGAGAACAACTGTATAATGTAGTTGTTAAAAAGAAAGAAAAAGAAAATAAATAGAAGATGCTCTTTGATGGACCAATTTTTGCGCAGAGTTGGTTTAACGATGATACTCCTAGAGTATTTTCTAATGACGATAATGTATATACATTTTAACTATGAAGAATACTAAAAGTTTCCCTGCACAGAAACTACCAATGTCAAAAAAGGCACAAGCCTGGAAAGAAGCCTGCGTAGATTATGTAGTAGGCGCTGGAGATTCAGGATTTGGTGGTAATGGTAGATCTAGATCTGACGAGATGTAGACTTACTATGATTTATATAATAGCATATATAATGAAAAGGATCTTAAATATGTAACTAATCCATTTAAACAAGATGATGGATTTCCTGCTATGGCATAGGATTATAATATTATTAAACCGTATGTAGATTAGTTACTTGGTGAAGAAACTAAAAGACCTTTTAATTTTCATCCACAACGCACAAGTGATATAGCTGCTAGTGAACTATAGGAAAAAGCCAAAGAAATGCTAATGGATTATATTCAGGCTACTATAGCTAGTAAGTTAAGTCCAGAACAAGCAGCTAGATATGAACAAGCATTAGCTACAGGAGAAATATAGACCCCGGAAGCTATAGCTAAGTATGTACAGAAGGATTACAAAGATATAGCAGAAACTGAAGCTTATCACGCATTGCAATTCCTAAAAAGAAAGTTGAATCTTACCCACGAATTCTATAAAGGCTGGAAAGATGCTTTAATAGGCGGAGAAGAAATATACTACATAGGTGTAATCAATGGAGATCCTTATGTAGAAAGAGTGAACCCTATGTACTTTGATTATGAGCATTCTTTAGACTTAGAATTTATAGATGATGCAGCATGGTGCCGCAGAAAGATGATCATGTCTGCTACTGAAATATACGACAGATTCTATGATAAAATGTCTGAAAGACAACTGAATGAACTACTAGAACTTATTGATCAAAGACCTGGAGCAGGTAATAATCCAGAGATAAGAAAGACTAGTATAGATTATGAATCTATTAAACTACACAAGATTAATAGTTTTACAGATAATCCATTTGATATAGATCATATAGTAGTATATCATTGCTGTTGGAAGTCTTTCAAAAAGATAGGATTTGTTACTTTACTAAATCCAGAAACTGGAGAAGTTGAAGAATTTCAAGTAGATGAAGATTACAAAGTAACAGGTACAGAACAATCTGTAGAATGGGATTGGATTATTGAAGTATGGGAAGGATATAGAATCGGTGATGATATGTATATAGGAATTCAGCCTATTGAATATCAACATATATCTGCTGATAATCCTAATTCACAGAAATTACCTTACACTGGTGTAGTGTATAACAATACTAATAGTAAGCCTAGATCGTTAGTAAGTATGATGAAACCGTTACAGTATATGTATATTGTAGTATGGTATAGACTTGAATTAGCATTATCTAGAGATAAAGGTAAAGTAGCAGTAATGGATATTACTTAGATACCTAAATCTATGAATATTGATGTTAATAAGTGGATGCATTACTTAAGTGCACTAGGTGTAGCTTTTATTAATCCATATGATGAAGGGTGGGATATACCGGGACGTGAAGGAGGTAAACCATCTCAATTCAACTAGTTATCTTCTTGGGACTTAACTATGAGTAATGTAATAGCTGAGTATATTCAATTAATGTAGAAGATTGAAGATATGGTAGCCAAGCTTACTGGTATTACTCCACAAAGACAAGGACAGATTGCTGCTAGTGAATTAGTAAGTAATGCTAATACTGCTGTTAATATGTCTTATCATATTACTGAACCTTGGTTCTGGAATCACAATTAGGTAAAAAGAAGAGTATTAACTATGTTGTTGAATACTTCTAAAGCTGCTTGGAAAGATAGTAAGAGATACTTGAATTATATATTGGATGATGCCACTAGAGCATTTGTACAATTATCTGATAATTTCTTCTACGAAGATATGGATATATTTGTAGATGATAGTACTAAGAATCAACAGTATATAGATCAATTAAAGCAATTGCTACAACCTGCTATGCAGAATGGTGCTAGTCTGTTAGATATTGCTGAAATCATTACTTTAGATAACATGAGTATGATTAAGAATAGGCTTGAGGAAATTGAACAGAAAAGAATGGAACAAATGCAGCAACAGCAGCAAGCTGAACAACAAGCACAACAGCAAATAGCAGAACAACAGAATCAGCTTAAAGAAGAAGAGCTTATGCTTAAGGAAGCAGAAATGGATCTTGAAAAATATAAAGTAGATCAAGACAATGCTACTAAAATTACTGTAGCACAACTTAATGCTTATCGTGGTGCTGAGAATATGGATCAAGATATGAATGGAATTCCTGATCCAATTGAAATAGGAAAACAAGCATTAGAATAGTAGAAGATAAATTCTGATATTGCTACTAAACAATTAGAACTTAATAATAAGCGTAGAGAAATAGAGCAGAAGAGAGAAGCTGAAAATAAGAAGATACAGCTTGAAAAAGATAGAATGAAGCATGAAACTGAGTTGCAACGTATGTCTGATAAAGCTGCTATGGATAGAGAGAAATTAAAGGCAAAAACAGCTTTAAGAAATAAAGTAGTAGGAGAATCCAAATCTAAATAAGTATGAACTGGTTTAAAGAAACATGGTGGTTAGTAAAGCAGCTATTTACTACTACTAAAAATAAAGACAAAGTATAGTATAAGCATATGGATCATTATCCATTTAGTGGATACTCTGCCATGAGTTGGTGTGGGTATATTTTAACTAAAAAGAAAGAATCTGATATTAAAACTACTACTTGGAATCACGAAAATATACATTTACAGTAGGCTAAGAATAAGGGTAGTTGGTTAAAGTATTATGCTGATTATGTATGGGAGTGGGTCAAAGGCAATCCTATTACTTACCCAGCATCTTCTGCATACTATACAATACCTTATGAAATGGAAGCATATGCAAACTAAGATAAATCTGATTACGAAATTAATACAAATAAGTATAAAATAAAAAATCGTAAAAAGACTTACAAAGAGAATAGGAAAAATTGGTTTAACTATATTAAAACTTTATAATTATGGCATGTGGTGGAAAGAAAGGTGGCAAGAAGTCATCTAAAAGTGGAAAGAAAAGTAAATAATTATGGAACGTGAAGCATTTAGATAGAGAATGCAACAGTATAAGTAGGCTAGGGAGAATAATCCCTAGCTGAAGTACTGGGATTGGAAGAAGTATGCAGATGGTGGTATTGTAGATGAAGATCCACCACAGAATACTAGTGAAAGACCTATTACTAACTTTGATCCTAAAGGAGATCCATATAATCCTACATATGGATATAACCCAGGCGCAGGATATGTTTCAAATTCAGATCCATTAAGCAGTCTATATATAGAAGGAGCTTTACTTAATCCAGTATTTAAATTAGCAGGTAATGCAGTATCTAATATCGCTAGAGGATTAACTAAATACTCTTCTAAATATGTACCAGAAGTAAAAAGAACTGTATAGGATAAGATAAACAGTTTATTCCGTAGAGAAGCTGAAGATAAAGCTCGTACATTTAAATTATATGACGATGCTATAGAATCTAGAAATAGAATAATTGAAGATCTATATTCTAATCCAGCTTATATGGAAAGAGCTAGATAGATTTAGAATACATACGGTGATAATTACGCTAAAGTATATGAAGATATAATTAATTAGTATAATACTAATTATTGGAATTTACCTAATCCTGTTATAAAACAGTTAGATGCTAAGGCTAAAATGTAGGCTAAAGATGCAGCTGTAAATAGGTATATTACTAGAAGACAACCAGCAGGATATGATGATTTTGAGTATTAGATAAATAGAAATCTTACAGAGATAGATTATCCTACTACTAGACACGAACTAGTACACTATGTAGATTTTAATTTAGCCAAAAGTTCAAATCCTGATTATAGCAACTCTATGTTTGCAGAGTTAAAAAGAGATTTATCAAAATAGAAGAATCCATTATTTCCAGATAAAACTGATTATTATAGCAAAGGTACAGAATAGAAGTCTTATATGAATACTCTTAGAGAGTATATGTTTAAGAACGGTATGATTAATAATATAGGAGATAAGGTAACTTCTAGATAGATTAAGAAAGCTATAAGATCATTACCTAAAGATATGAGATCTATTGAAGCTGCTTATCTTCAATTTGCTACACCCGGATAGTATACAAAATGGTTTAACAAGATACCTTTACTTGGTACTTATCCAATAGTAAATAAACAATTTTAGAATTATGAAGAAGATAAAGATAAAGCCAGAGAATAGAGGTAAGTTCAATGCAACTAAAAAGAAGACAGGAAAGACAACCGAAGAACTAACTCACAGTAAGAATCCTGTAACAAGAAAGAGAGCAATATTCGCTTAGAATGCTGCTAAATGGAATAAAGGTAAAAAGAAGAAAAAATAAATCTAATTAAATATTTTAATTATGGATAAAAAAATGACATTAGGTGGATTTGAAGCTGTACTAGATAGCTTTATCCCTAATCCAGATGGTGGTTTTAGAAATTCAAATATTGATGAAAACGTTAATGTTAATGCTGATGAATTTGAATCACTAGACGATGAAGAATTGGAAGATATTAAAAAGAACAATATCGAAGTAAAGAATAATAAAGAAAATCCAGTAGAGGAAGATACTGAGGAAGAAGAAATCGAAGAAGAAGATATTGAAGATAAACCAAAACGTAAGCCTGGTAGACCTCGTAAAGAAGAAACTATTGAGGAAGAAACAGAAGAGGAAGAAGAGGTTGAAGATAATAATGAAGAAAATGTTGTTACTAACTTCTTTGACGCTATGGCTGAAAAACTCAATTGGGAATTTGAAGAAGGAGAGGAAAAACCCAAGAGTGTAGATGAGTTAATTAATTACTTCCAAAATGTCATTGAAGAAAATAGTAAGCCTGAATACTCTAGTGAAGAAGTTGAAGCACTAGATAATTTCGTAAAGCAAGGTGGAGATTTAAAGAAGTATCTGACTATTGATGCTGAGTTAGATTTAGATGATATTGATATTGAAGATGAAGCTAATCAGAAATTAGTAGTAAAACAGTTACTTAAAGAAAAAGGGTTCTCTACTAAGAAGATTGATAAGTTAGTAAGTAGATACGAAGAAGCTGGATTACTTGAAGATGAAGCACAAGACGCTTTAGAAGATCTTAAAGAGATTAAAGAGGAAAAGAAGAAACAGCTATTAGAGGATCAGAAAAAGGCTTATCAGATATAGTTGCAGAGACAACAGCAATTCTACGATAACGTTGTTATCGAAATAAAAGGCTTAAAGAATATACGTGGTATTACAGTCCCTGAAAAAGATAAAAAGGTTTTAATGGATTATATACTTAAGCCAGACACAGACGGTAAAACAAAGTACCAAAAGGACTATGCTAAGGGTGGTGTTAAGAATCTCATAGAATCAGCATACTTTACAATGAATGCTGATAAGCTTATTGAGGCTGCTAAACGTGAAGGAAATAATTCAGCTATTGATAAGTTTAGACGAAGTTTAAAATCTAGTAGTATTACTACTAAATCTAGAAAACAAGCTACGGGTTCTGATGATGATCCAATTTGGTTCTCAGCTGCACGACAACTGCGTATATCATAATAATTAATTATATAAATAAAAAAATTAAATTACTAGTATTTTATGGATAATAATATTCTTAATAACCTCCAATTATACAAAGGTAAATGGTTTTCTGATTTGATCGACACTAATAAGATTAGTCTCGCTTCTCAGCAAAGACCTTATGAGGTATCTACTATCCTGTCATACGTATTTGGTACTAAAGATAATGGTTACAGTACTTCTCTTGATATGTTGACAGGTGGTCTTGGAAATGTAATGACTATTGATCAGCCTTCATTTGAATGGGGTGTTATGATTGACCAGGATAGAGCTGTTACAATTCGTGACGCTAAATGGAATGGTGCTGCAATTAATGAAAATTCTACTCCAGGTTTGGGTAATACACCTATCACTTTGTGGTTGGAAGATGCATGGTTTGGTCCTGGTGCTACTATCGAATTTGATGATAAGAGTCAGGCACGTATTCAGGATGCTCCGTATCAGGATGGTAATCTGTATGTTTATACAGTATTTGTATCTAATGGTAGCCCCGCTTCTTATATTGATCCTGCTGTTTTAGCTTCTGGTTGTCAAGTGAACCGTTTGGCTTCTGCTTATGAAGAATACAGTGAAGAGGCTGATATCCTGAACTACAATACTCACTTTAAGATGCGTAACTACTTGACTACAGTACGTCTGTCTTATGATATCACAGGTTCTGCTTACTCTACAGTTATGGCAGTAGCTTTGAAAGATCCTAAGACTGGCAAAACTTCTTACTTGTGGTCTACATTCCAGGAATGGGTTGCAATGCGCGAATGGTACAAACGTCTTGAAAGAGCTTTGGTATACAATCAGAATAATGTAAATAAAGATGGTTCTTGTAACCTGAAAGGTAAGAACGGTCGTCCTGCATTTATTGGTGCTGGTTTGCTGGAACAGATTGCTCCATCTAATAGACGTTATTATACTCGTTTAACAGCAGAACTGTTGGAAGACTTCTTGTTTGACCTGTCTTACAATGTATTAGGTACTAATGAACGTAAGTTTGTTGCCTTGACTGGTGAAATGGGTATGCGTGAATTTGATCGTGTACTTAAAGAAAAGATGGCTAACATGAACTTGATTGACACAGTATTCGTAACTGGTTCTGGTGATAATTTGAAGTTCGGAGGTCAGTTTAAAACTTATGCAATGTCTAACGGTATTGAATTGACTTTGAAGTATTTCCCGTTGTATGACAACACTACTTACAATCGTCAGTTGCATCCTGTTACTTTGAAACCGTTGGAATCTTACCGTATGACATTCTTGGATTTGGGTCGTCGTGATGGTGAAGCCAATATTGTTAAAGTAGTTCGTAAAGATCGTGAATTCGTTAACTGGTGTACAGCTGGTTCTGTAACTCCTGCTGGTTACGCTCACTCTAACACAGAAGTTCGTTCTAACGCTAAGGATGGTTACTCAGTACACTTCTTAGGTGAAGTCGGATTAATGCTCCGCGACCCCAGAGCATGTGGAGAATTAATAATGTCTTGTGAGTAATCTACGCGTTTGTGGGCAACATAAATATATATTCTGCGTTATAGTAGTATATTAAAAATTAGAAAATATACTACTATGAGCAGAATATCCTAGTATTATGGAAGCTAGCAGATCTACAGGTTGTGACCGCAGATCTATTCAACGGCAATTACAAGGTGAATATGGAAATCCATCTTCTTCTAGAAGTTGGTCAAATTTAAAATATATTTGGTCTTATGATGATCAAAACGTAAACCGTGATTATATAGTTTGGGATACGATAAATAGTTTCGGAATGTTTTCAACATTGGAAAAAGCGGAAGAATTTTATAATAATCTTGAAAATTGTCCTGATAAAAAGATAGAAGAACTTATAACCCATCAAAAAGTTCTTTTATATAATATGAATAGAGAATTAAAAGAAAGTTTATAAAACTGAACAATCTAATATATAATTATATTATGGAAGTAATCGTTAGAATAACTAAATAGAATCCGTGGACTGGATTAGTAAAATGGTCCAATTGCTTTGATTATCTAGGTTCCTATTGGACAAGATCTGGTAGTCGTTACACAGGTCTAACTCAAGACAAAGCTAGAGAACTAGAACAGAAAATGGGTAAAGCTGAAGGAGAATTAGATCCTGATAGCACATTTTGGGATACATTTGCAATTAAGATTGGTAAGAAAGAATTAGTAATTAATACTGATAGACCTGAAGGTGAATTGCAATATTTATTCCTATTAGGACATAAGAGAGTAGCAAATGGCATTGATAAAGTAACTCCATCTACTGATTATGTACTTATAAATAAAGAAGCTGAAGCAGAACAAATTAATAAAGCTAACAAAGTTAAACGTGATGCTTATAGAGCATTAGATAAGATGAGTCTTGAAGATATGCGCAAATGTCTTAGACTTCTTGGAATTAAAGCTGACACTATGTCTAATGAATTGGTTGAAGCTAGACTTGGTGAAAACGTAGAAGCTGATCCAGCAAGATTTATTAGAATTTGGGTAGATAATCCTAATAAAGAAATTAACTTTGTAATTGAAGAAGCTTTAAGTAAAAATATTATTCGTAAGAACAGAGCATCATATTACTTTGGTACTGATCTTATTGGTAACGGTCTTGAAGATGTAATTGCATATTTGAAAGACAAAAAGAATCAAGATATTTACTTAAGTATTATGTCTGAAATAAAATCTAAATAATGACTAGAGAACAATTTCACTCATATTTTAAAGTAGCAATGGACAAGAACTCTCAAAGCGTAGCCTTTGGGGGTTGTCCTGCTTTCTTACCAGAAGAAATAGATTACTGGTTAGATCAAGGTTTATACCAAGAAATCAGTAATAAGTTTACTGGTAATAACTACTTAAAGACTAGCTTTGAAGGATCTGTAAAACGTATTCACGATTTAGAAAAATTAGTACGTACAGATGTTAACGTTGTTGCTAATACTGAAACAAATTCAAATAGATGTTATGTTACTAACTTATTCAATGGTGACAGAATGTTCTTTGTAGATGCAGTGTTAAACTTCAATAGTAACAAAGCTACTATAAAATTAATAGATCATTCTGACGCTACTAAGTTCAAGAAGACTTACAATAACAATCCTTGGATAGAAGATCCAGTAGCTGTAATAGAAGATAATACTCTATATATCTATTATGATTACTTAGCTATGAGTAGTAATAGCTATTCTGTAGATATTACATATGTTAAGTTTCCTACTAAGATAGAAGACTTACCAGCTGAAGGTATGAGTGAAATACCAGAGTATATGTAGTTTGAAGTAATTAACAGAGCTGTAGAACTAGCATTAGAAGATATTGAGTCTAAGAGAATATAGACTAAATCACAGTTGAACCAAATAGATGAATGATTATGACAAATCGTGGATTTCAAATCGAGTTTGAACGTAGGCTACAGTTAATGAATCCTAATTTAGTTATTAAGGACAAATTGTCGTCTGATACTATTATATCATTCATTAATGAGGCAATTGATAAATTTTATAAAACAAGATACTCAGGTATTAACTTTAAAGCTCAAGGATTTGAATAGACAGAAAAACGTATAGATGATTTACGTACCCTAATACGTAAAAAGAACTATTCAAATTCACAGATATCTAAAGGAACTAAAAATTCATACTCTGTTGAATTACCAGATGATTATGTACTATTACTTGGTGATACAGCTGGTATACAGCCGAGTGATGAATACCCTAATGAATGTTGGGAAAAAGATAATCTAGGTGCATATATAGTTAAGTATACAGATACATTAGAATCTACAATTGAAACAATAGATAGGCAGTTAAGTAATTCATTATCTGAACATAAACTAAAATATTGTCAAGCTAGACCTTTAAAGTTAGTTCAAAATAATAATGTAATATTATACACAGATGGTCAATACAAAGTAAGTGAATATGAAATTACATATTTAGCTAAACCATCTGATATTAATCCAAGTAATATTACTAATACAGAATATACAGATTTGCCAGAACATACACATATGGAGATTGTGAAAATGGCAATTTAGATTTATCTTGCTACTAAACCAATGTAGCATTATAATGCTTATTCCAATGAAATTGCTTCAATGGAATAATAAAAAATTAATGCGCTTGTCAACGTGGAAATCTGCAATAAGGAAAGTAGAAGACAAGCAGACTAGCGCTAAGTCTAACAATTAATTATTTTTATATATGATTACAAGAGTTGATACCGTACTTATCGGTAAAACATGTCCAGCATCTTATACTACAGTAGATAGTCTTGCTCAAGGTGCTGTAGCTTTATTTGATGAAAATAAGAACTTAATTAAAAATGAAGCTAGTGCAGTAAATGCATCTACAGTATATATTGGTGTAGCTGGTGAGAATATGACTATTGCTTTGCCTAATGGTACTAATGCTACTAAGCGTTCTGTAGAGTACTCTAATGCCATTCAGAAAGCTTCTAAACCTTCTTATGTAATTGGTGATTATGTTGCACCTGTAGAAGAAAAAATCGAAATTGATTTAACTAGTGCTACTGTTGTTATCGGTCACAGATATGTTTTGCGTATTGTTTACAAAGACATGTATGAAGCTCCGGGACAATTCACTCATACCTATGAAGCAATTGCTACAACTGAAACTGCTGATGATTTAGGTAACGCATTGTTGAAGAAGATTAACAAACATGCAAATCGTAGAGTAAATGCTACATTTGCAAATCATAAATTGACACTTACAGCTCTTCCTAAAGATGATAATGAAGGAGTTTACTCTTTGAATGAGTATTCTGTAGTTTCTATGGAAGCTTCTCTGTATGTTACTATTCCTGGTGCATTGTTGTCTAATGTTCCTGAAGCAGTACCTGGTGCAACTATTACTAAGACTGCTGGTAAACCTGGTAAAGGTTACTGGAAACAGGTACGTGATATGGAAGTACGTATGTTGGGTTATAAGGGTCATGTATTCACAGATGCATATCCTATCATTGAACCTAAACGTAATGTTACTGAAGGTGCATCCTACGATTACATTACTATTGAAAATGATAATTTATATTTATCACCAGATAATCAGTACATTAAAACTACTCCGTTGACTACTGAATTGTATGTTGAAAAAGCAGCTAACTTGAGTACATCTCAGTTTGTTAAGAATCTTAAAGCATTTATCACTGGTGTTGCTACTAGTGCTGGATAATACACGGTTTCTTTATTTAAACCCAGGCGAGGTTGAGGTTTATCCTCGGCTTCGCCTTTTTTAATTTTATTGATATGATTGATATGAAAATAATTAATACAAAGATTGAAAATAATATTCTAACAATCACTTTAGATAGCGCTAGTTCGGTCACTAAAGTTTATTTAGACAACGTTCTTAATAAGAAAAATATGTATAGTGAAAATGATGAAGATCATAATCATGTCATTAATTCTCCCAATATTTCCGATAACACTATTACTATAGACATTACAGAATATGATTCTACATCCTTTATAGTTAATGTTGTTGGGAGTAATAATGCAGTTTCAATTGCAATAGACTAGAAAAACCTGTATTATAGAAAAGTAAACATGTTAGTAACATTTTGTAATACATGTCTGGACAAACATTAGAAAGAAAAAATATTAATGTGTGATTTTAAATCACAATTACTTGAATATGCTCTAGCTAATTAGTTAACTGAAGATGCTATAGATTATTATGTTGATTTATGTAGACTCTTAGAAATTCCATTAGAACATACTTGTTGTACGTATAATAGGATAACAAATTGTAGAGTTTGTAGGAGTTGTAGTAATGGTTGTTGTACACTATGATAGAAAATAACTATAAAATAGGTAAAACAATAAGCAATAAAGTAAAATACGATATTGCTTATGATAGAACTCAGATATTAAACTATGTGTGTGTTAATTACGTATATGATATACTAATTCAAGGAGATACGTTTAATATAGATGAGGAACAGAGAATGAAATTATTAGTAGTAATAGATAAACTATTGAAATAATGGCATAGTATGCAACTAAAGACGAATTAAATGAACTCACTGGACTAGTAAGGACACTTTAGGGTAATATCAATACCTTAGATACTAGTGTTGGTGAGCTTGATACCTTAGTTGAAAGAATTAACCATCTAGCTACTCTTAAAGATGTTACTATTACTTATATTACAGAAGGTGACTTACTGTAGTATGCTAGTGATGGTACATGGCATAATATACAACCATCAGCGTTAGGTATTGGTGGTGGAGAAGGAGGCGGTGTAGTAGATACTGCTGTAGTAAAAGCTATGATTAAATCTGAAGGTAGTAAGTTATTCTTAAGTAAATTGTACGATGACACAGCTGCTGGTATAATTACTTTCAATGGAGGTTTAAGAAGTAATAAGATGACTTATCTAAATCAAGGAGTTCAGATAGGTACTTTTGTTACTGGTATGATTGGTGGTACAGGTGCTCAAATAGATAAGGATGGTAGAGGAGAAATGACTAGTCTTATCCTTAGAGAGTTTTTAGAAGTACCAGAATTAAGATTTAATAAGATAGATGTAGTAAGTGGTGAACTATGGAATTCAATAGCATTTGGTACTATTGAAGATGTAGACTTAGTTAATCAAATAGTTACATTGAAATTAGAAGAAGGTGAATATAGTGGTATACATGTAAATGATATATGTAGAGGTATATTCCATAATTTTGATGGAGTTAATAATACTGAAACTGGTACTGACGATTGTGGCTTTGATAAAGTATAGGGTTTTACTACATCTTACTTTACACCTATCGAAGTATTAGATGCTAGAGGTAAGTAGTTTAGATATTCATTGAAACAAGGTACTACACAACATCCTTGTAAGTCAATGAAATTTGCTGTTTATGGTAACTTTACTGATGAAACCAGACAAGATAGTGCTTACTCTACTAGACAGTATAAGAGATATTTAAAGAAAGTAAATACTTGGCATATTAATCCATCTAAAAATATAGCATCACAATTTGGTTTATTAGATGGTTTAAATATACCTGGTGCTCCTAATGATGGTAATCTTACTGGTAATGGTGCATATATTAGTAATATTTATCTTACTGATGCATATGTACAATTTACTCCTGAACAGATAGAAGACTTACATGGTCAGGATGCTTATTCAGTATCTCTTACTAGAACAGAAGGTAGTATAATTGTTGATAATGAATTTAATATTATAACTGATTATTAGCAGCAAGAACAATTTACATTTGAAGTACAAGCGTGGAGAGGGAAAACACCTTTAACTTATAACACTGTAGTAGATAGAGATACATTCTTCTGTACTTGGGAATCTAATGGCATTGAATGTAGAGTAGATAATGGTAAGTTCACTATTACTAAGATTACCAATATTCACGATATGAAGTTACTTATTTATATTCATTGTGAAGGTACTGCTATATTCAATAGAGAGTTCAATCTATCGTACTAGCTAGAAGGTAATAGTTTATGGGTAACATATAATGATAATGATGCTACTCCTGATAGACCCGTTGGAGATGGTACATCATATGGTTGGCATAGAAACTATACAGCATCTGCTATATGGATGTCTACTAAAAGTTCTCGTAAAGTAGATGATCCCGATGTGCAATGGGGCGATCCTAATAGATTTAGAGGTGCTTCTGTAGCTGGTAAAGATGGTCAGTATACAGTGTTCTGTTATACTAACTCTAGTATAAAACCACCTAAACCTACTAGTTCTTAGATACCACCTGCTGATGATAACTATACTTGGTACATGTATCCACCTACTAGAGAAAGTAAGGAAGTATTTACTTGGATGATTCAAGCTACTGTATATGCAGATAAATCATTATCTGGTTGGACAGATCCTATTAGACTTACTGGGGAAACAGGTGAAGACGGTTCTGATGGAACTAAGTTAGAATTCATTTACAAAGTAACCAGTGCGAGTGATGCTCCTGATAAACCAGATACATCTTAGCAAGATGATTATATACCATTTGGTTGGTCAGATAGTCCTCAAGGAGTATCTAAAGATATGATGTATGAATGGGTATCACAACGTGAAAAGAAAGCTGCTAAAATTGGTGAAGGTGTTTGGGGAGAATTCTCAGAACCAGTTTTATGGTCTAAGTGGGGTGAAAAAGGTATGGATGGCGATGGGTATGAATATATATTTACTCGTACTGCTGACGTTGATAGAGTACCACAAACTCCTTCATCTATTCAATAGAATGACTATATTCCCACTATATCTAATGGTGGTTCTAAAGACTATAACTGGTCTGATGATCCAAAAGGAGTAAATGAGGACTATAAGGCAGAGTGGACTTGTAAACGTGTACGTACTGATGGAGTATGGTCTAACTTTAGTACACCAGCACTATGGTCTAATTGGGGTGAACAAGGTTTATCAGGTGGTCATTATCAATATAGGTGGAAGATATCTGCTACTAAACCATCTATTCCTACAGATGCAGCTGCTTCAGGTTGGTCTACTAATAGTGAGTTAGTACCAGGAGACGGTGAGTACGTATGGTAGATTCAACGATTCGCTAATCCAGATGGTACTTTAACGGCATGGTCTAACCTTATACGTCTTACTGGCGCTGATGGTGAAGATGGTAAAGACGGTAATAGTATTGAATTTATTTATACTAGGAATGCAGATGGATCTCAACCTTCTACTCCTGCTAGTGTAAATCAAGCTGGTCATATACCTTCTGGTTGGACAAATCATCCTTCTGGCGTTACTGCATCATTAATGTATGAATGGGTATCTCAAAGATACCTAGATAAGTCTACTTAGAAATGGGGCGATTGGTCAACTCCTGGTATGTGGTCTAGATACTCAGAAAGAGGTAAAGATGGCGATGGATACGAATACATCTATAGGAGATTTTCTAACTATGTTGGTGGTACTAGTTTGGCTCCAGGTGGTTAGTATTATCCGCCAGCTAATGTGGACTCTAGTGAATATCAACAAGACGATTATGTACCAGACGGATGGACTGATAATCCAACTGGTCCTACAGATGTTATTAAATATGAATATGTATGGACTAGAAAGAAGGAAAATAGTAAATGGTAGGCTTGGAAGACTGGTGCATTGTGGTCTAAGTGGGGAGATAAAGGAGATCAAGGAGATCCAGGACAAGATGGATCAGATGGATCTGATGGAGCAGATGGATATAGTATTACTATGAGTGGCGCTCCAGCATCTATTAGATCAAGTTTAGGATATTTACAAACTACTAGTTGTACACTCAGAGCTATTAAAACTAATAGCAGTGGAGTAACAAGCTAGGCATATGGTTACTTTGCTGTATATCGTTATAGTGGTAGTAGTTGGAATAAAGTATCTTCTTCTAGTTCTAATCAATCTTCTTATACTGCAAGTTGGGCTTCAGATACATATGCTACTAAATTCTGGTTTGGTTTCTGTACAGATACTGCTCCTTCACCTGATAGTAAGTGGACTGTAATCAGTTATGAAGCACCTGTAGTATATGATGGTACAAATGGATCTGATGCTGATAGTAGTTATACTATTATGCGTGATTGCGGTTATTGGAAAACTGGAGTTACTTATTATAAAGCAGCTGCAACTACAGCTATGAGCAGTAGTGAATATACTAAGTATGAGAATTACCAAAATATGACAGTTGTAGATTATGTTCAATATGCCGGTAATACATATTTGGCTAAGTCTACTAATACTGATCAAACTCCATCCTCAAGTAGTTCATATTGGCAACAGGCTAGTAAAAATAACACCTTAACTGTAAACAATCTATTAGCTAATAATGCTAAGTTAGGTGACTTTAACTTTAGTGGAAGTGTATTTACTTCTAATAATGGTAAACTGTCAATGAATAGTAATACTGGTAGGTTTGTTTGTACAGACGTTAATATTACTGGTAGCATAACAGCTACTTCTGGTACATTTAATGGTACTGTAAATGCATCTGGTGGTAATTTTAGTTCTGTAAAAATAAATAGTGGTCAGATTGCTGGATTTGAAATAAGTGGAAATCATATTGGTAGTAGTGCAACAGCAAGTGGTTCTGGTGGCGGTCTCAGTATAAATCCAGATTTCATTAGAGTTGGTAATAGTACATCATATGTTATGATAGGTAGCGATACTGTTCCTGCTACAGTTGGTGGTGCTTTTACAGCTACAGGTAGATTTGTAAATCATAATTACAATGCTTCTACGGCTTATGGTTTCGATTCAGCTAATTATGGTTTATATGTAGATGTTGCAAATGGTACTAAAAATTATGCATTATATTCACCAAATGCTGCTGTTAGAGCAGCTGCTGTATATGGCGATACTATAAATGTAGTAAATATTACTGGTAGTACTTATAAATTAGATATGAGTAAAGGTAATATAATAATGATTAGAGCCAATAGAGAATATACCGTTAACCTTCCAAATGCTAATGCAGTAGCTAGTATGTTTGGGTACAATAGCTTACCTACATACTTTGCAATACATGTTAGAATTATGATTCACCCAGATACTTCTGGTGTTACTATATCTGGTTACTTTAGATCAAATAATACTGTAAATCAATCTGTATATTTACATCCAGGTAACTCTATGGGATTCTTAGTTACTAATTATCCAAGTTTTAGATGGGTAGAAACAGATTATGCAGGACAATAATTTTAAATAGTATTTATTATGAATATTGATTTTAAGAAATTTAAAGTGTACGATACTTTAGATAAAACAACACCTATTATATTAGATATATCTAAAGAGTTAGCTAATGGTTTATACAAGACTGCACAAGGTATAGATGGTCATGCTTTAGCATTAAAAATATATAATTCTACAGGTGAGGAAGATTATAATGATCTAGAAATAGAGTTAATAGCTAAATATGCTAATCAATATGGCACTCCTTTCTTTATAGATGCTTTAAACAGTATTAAGAATGAACAATCAATTACACAATCAGATCAAACAGCTGAGTGATAGAGAACTACTAGAGGGCATCTATTAGATGCTCCTAGTAGTAATGTAGGAACAATTAATCAGCGATAGTAAATAGTTAGGTATAAATGTTATAGCTGATTTATTAGTAGATAATATGTATAGAAATAGAGAAAGAAATGAAAATAATAACAATGCACCATATATTAGGCAATAAAGTATTAGAATATGATGTTGATGATAGAGGAGTTATCGTAGATGAGAGAGAAATTGATAGAGACGATATGTCAAAGCCTGTAGATGTTTATGCGGTAAATTTTAATGACTGGAGACCGTATCCCTCTGTAAATGCTGATATAATTATAACAAGCACCTCATTTGTCATAACTAGATTTGCTACACTGAACGATACAGTAAAGTGCTACATTCCTGACAAAACAAAAAATTTCCCAGGAATGAAAGTGGAAGTGAAAGGTATAGTTGACGGGCAGGAATTATACTGGGGATATAGTGCTGATGTAAAATTAGTTAATATCACACAAGACGGAACCTATGATATTCCGCCATTGGAAACTGTAAAAGGTAATCTGTCATTCAGAAACGGCAACATAGTCGGTGCTTGTAATATCACCATCACTTAGCTACCGTTACGACAGCAATAAGTTAAGTGAAACATTAAATAGCGAAGTATGGACAGAAATGAATTAATAGACAAATTAAAACCTTATTTAAAGTAAGT